TCCTTGTGTGAAACCGGGTTATGGTGAAGAAGCCGCCGACATGATCGACGCCTTAATCCATGCCGAGGAAGTAGCCCTACTGGTTGTTGACTCGCTGGCTTGTGTGATTGCAGCCAAGGAAATCGAGCAGTCAGCAGAGAAGTTCGATGTTGGCACTGCGTCGATCTTGATCAAGCGTATCTGCAACAAGATGGTCATCGCCCTGTCGGAAGAGGGTAAGCGGGGCCACAGGCCTGCGGTGATCTTTGTGAACCAGACTCGCCACAAAATCGGTGTGATGTTTGGTGATCCTGAAACCATGCCAGGGGGCCAGACCATGAAGTTCCTGTCCAGCCTGACTGTCCGTCTGTATGGCAAGAACGTGATTGAGAAAACCATCAGTCCCGAACTACCGGCGTACAAAGACACAGCAGCTGTGATCAAGAAATCGAAGGTGCCCATCACCCAGTCCTCGTTCAAATACGATATGGGGCTGCTGCCTGCGGTGGGAGTTGGTAAGACTAACAGCTGGAACGTCGTGTCAGGCCATCTGAAGGACATGGGCGTATTGTCCAAGGTAGAGAAAGGGTCTGGGTGGCAGCTGTATGGGGAAGTGTTCCCTACCCTGATCCCGATTCAACAGCGCTACCTGGACGACCTGGCTTTTGCTGCGAAGTTGCACACGGCCATTACTGCCAGCCAGTCCAGTAAGTTCTTCCTGCTTGAGGCCGAGGGCGCAGCCAAGTGATGGAAAACTCAGCTTTCCTGCGTAGGCAGGCGTCGGCACCTAAAAATGCCCATGGCAAGACCAGCGAAGCACGCTTGGCTAAAAAGACTGGGGGCCGGTTAACACCGGCTTCTGGCGCTATGCGTGGTGCGAAAGGGGATATGACTTTGCAGACCGGAACCTGGAAATTCCTGGGTGAAGCGAAGTCCACTATCCACATGACTTTGCCTGTGGATTATGCGTGGCTGGTAAAGATCACCCATGAGGCCCGGTCCAAGGGGGCCCGCCCTTTGCTGACCATGAGCTTCGTCACCCCCGAAGGCAAAGCCCGCCCCAATGGAGACTGGGTGGCAATGCCCCTGGCCGAGTACCAAGAGCTGATGGAGGCTTTGGAGCATGGCTCTAAAATGGATGAATAAAGCGGTTCAGGAATCCCTGGCCCCGAAGAAGTCCGTGATCGATGTGCTGAAGAAAAACCTGGAGGGGTGGAAGCCAGCCAGGGACCACTCTGTAGTTCATGCCTCTGACATCACCAAAGAAGACTTCTGCCCTCGCCGGTTGGCCCTGTTGCACTCCACGGGCAAGAAGCTGAAGGACGAATACATCAGCGCCGCCCTGCAAGCGACATTCGATGTTGGCAACGCGACAGGGGACATGGTTGCTGAAGTGTGGGGCGGCAACGAGGCCATAGGCAACTGGGAGTGTATCCGCTGTGCCCAGCGTGGCACCTTCTGTTCGAAGCCACAGACGTGGTGCTCAGCCACAGGCCACAAGAAGCACTGCAACTACCGGTATGAGGAAGTCAACTTCGTTTCCTCCACCTACGACGTCTCAGGTGGCATTGACGTGTTCTTCGACCTGGGCGGCAGCAAGAAGGTTGTTACCGAGTTGAAGATCCTCAATGTAGAGGACTTCGCCAAACTGGCAGCGCCGATGGCCGAGCACAGGATCAGGACCCGGATGTATCTGAAGCTGATTGATGACAGCAGCCATCCCTTCAAGTCTTCGATCAATTTGAACGCAGCAAAGATTCTCTACGTCAGTCGCGGATTCGGTAAAAAGGACCCGAAAACAAGTGCTATACTCCCATTCAAGGAGTTTGACATTGAACGCGATGACGAGAGTGTTCAGCCATACCTGGACAAGGCCATGCAGGTAAAGGTCTTCAAAGAGGATGGTGTAATGCCCGCGCCAATTTGTAGTGGGCCCGGAGATAAGCCTGCCAAGAAATGCAGCGTCTGTACCGAGTGTTGGCATCTGGCAGATAAGCAAGGATTGATTTATTCCGAATAGGCGAACGGCAGTATGCGAGTAGTTGGCATCGACATCAGTACCTACACCGGGATGGGGTGCGTGGATAACGGAGAGACGTATGGCTCGAAACTTATTCACTTCCCCAAGGCCAAAGGTTTTGACCGCGTGCAATTGATTGCAAAGTCAGTCAAGAACGTAGTAGCGGAATGGACCCCAGATTTGATCGTTATCGAAGATTATGCTTTTGGTAACAAGAACAGTCTGGTAGATTTGGTCGAAATCGGCACCGGAATACGTTTAGGCCTGAAAGAGTTGGGCCATTCGTGGTGGTTGGTGCCTCCCACGTCGCTGAAGCTGTTCATCACCGGCAAGGGGAATGCAAAGAAACCTCAGATGGCTGCTGCTGTTAAGGAGCGCTGGGGATTTGAATCTAAGTCAGACGATGTTGTCGATGGATATGCCCTGGCAAGACTGGGGGAACACATCGCTAAATCTGATTTCCTCATTCTTCCGAAAGGAGTTTTTCATGCAAGCTAATGCCTTTAAACGTGCAGCGGCCCTGGTCGCCCCTGTCAAAGACGTCAAATCCCACCTGCGCGTACTGCCTCGCAAGACCCTCACCGCCACTTACGTCCACGCGGCGATTTCCCTGGCCGTAGCCGCTGGCACCCTGATGACCACGCTGTCCCCGTATGTGGCAGGCACCCAGCTCAACGAAGAACTGAAAGCAGAGGCCTACCGTGATCTGGGCCCGGTCTTCGAGCACTCCTTCGTACTGGCCAAGGCCCTGAAGGTAAAACTTCCAGGCTCGGGCAAGAAGGTGAAGCTGGTTGGCGAGACCACCACTGAATCCCTGCTGCACATCCACCGCCTGTCCAACGACCTGCTGTCCCTGGTCCGCGTGCTCACCGATGGCGGTGGCCTGACCGAGAAGCTGGACATGGACGAGAGCACCGTGGCTCAGGCACAGGCCAAGCTGACTGAGCTGTTGAACGAGGTGTATGCGTTCACGTACGCCCTGTTGAAGATCGCGCCTGCCGAGGTCCTGGCCGACCACTTCAGCTATCTGTCCAGCATCTGGGGCCCCGAGTTCTTCGCCCCGAAACCGCCTGCTGTGAAGGCAGACACCGCTGAGCCGGTAGCGTAATTCCTGCAATCAATTGCAAAACAATTGGACAAACCCCACGTAATAGGTAGAATAAGGGGACAGGGCAAATAACTCCCTCCCCTTATACCGCTAGGAGTGCATGAAATGAGTCAAGAGCAAGAAGTCAAGCCAGCAACTGAAACCAAGGCCAAGAAAGAAGCGGCCACCAGTGCTGACTGGTTGCAGAACACCGCCCTGGAAGTCGAGCAGCTGACCAAAACCAAGGCTTTGAACATGGCCGAGAAGCTGGCCGACAGCATCGAGTCCGACTACTTCAAGCTGGGCGGAGTGTTGAAGGTGATCTTCGACAATGCGTGGTTCGAAGGCTACGAGTCGTTCGACCTCTTCGTGTACGAGCGCTATGGCTTCCAAGGCCGCAAAGCTCGCTACCTGATGGAAATCTACACCGAGCTGGTCGGTAAGCAGATTCCCTGGGAAAAAGTGCAGGGCCTGGGCTGGACCAAGCTGAAAGAGCTGGCCCGCCACCTGACCGTTGACAACGTTGACAGCTGGGTCGAGAAGGCCAGCAACTGCACTGTGGTCGAGCTGCAAGCGATGTTGAAGGCAACCCTGGACAAGGGTGAAGGCGGTGAAGCCAGCACCAAAGACGACATCACCAAGATCACCTTCAAGCTGCACAACGACCAGTCGGAAATCGTTACTACCGCGCTGAACAAGGCCAAGGCCGAATGCAGCACCGAGTACGACAACGTGGCCCTGGAAATGATCTGTGCCGGTTACGTCGGTGGCAACAGCGCTTTGGCCAAGGCCGAATCCAGCGGCGATGCCGTCACTGACCTGAAGTCTTTGATGGGCACCCTGGGCTGGGAAGGCGCGCTGACTGCCTTCTCCGAGTTGTTCCCGGAAGTCGATCTGGAAGTGAAGGTCTAAGCACCAGCGGTAATCAGGGGGCGGCGAAAGCCGCCTCTTTTACATGAACACCCCAATGGAGTGAGATATGGCTCTCGTTATCAAAAGCAAGGCCACCGGGGAGGTAGTCACTCCCGCCCCAGCTCAGCCCACGACCACCATGCTGGAAGACATCCTGGCGACAGACCCTGTTGTCGAGCCGGTCGAGCCGGTCAAGGCTGACTCCCCAGCGCTACCTTGGAATGCTGAAGAGCCCAAGGTTGAAGAAGACCAGACCAAAGACAACAATCTGTTGATGGCCTTGGATCATCTGGCAAAAGAACACGATGGAACGCTGATGTTCATCCGTCTGGCTACAGGCGAGCCGTTCCAAGTCAAAAACTTCAATCCTGAAGATGGCTACACCACCCTTGAGTCACAAAGTGGCAGAACTTTCAAAGTTCGGGTAACCGAGCGTGAAGCGAAGTTCTATCGACCACAGTGGCGCTAACTGCAAAGGAACTATGAAATGGCGAAGTCCACGAAGTACCGCGTAGGCAAGACCAAAGACAACTTTGGCACTCACAATTTTCAGGTGATGGTAATGAATGGCGGCGGCAAGCCTGTTGCCAAGACCCTGAATGTCGAGAAAGCGGAGCTGGTTGCCAAAGCCCTGAACACCCAGGCCTATCTCGACGACAATCCCGAACTCCTGGCCCTGGAACCCTACATCACCCTGATTGCCCATGGCATCCGCGTGATCCCAAACCTGGACGGAAACTTGCCGGTATTCCTGGTACGTGGGAAAGGTGAGTCGGCAGGCCAGTACCTCCCGATCTTCGGCGGGGCTTTCCTCAACGATAAGCCCTCGTACAACCCGGCCAGCGTGTCGTTGTTCCAGAAACAATACGGCAAGGACCTGACCGAGGTTGCTCGTAACGTGGTCGTAAGCCTGCTGCGTCCAGAGCCTGAGCTGGTGGGGGCCAAAAAGCCTGAGAAGACTCTGACTGAAAAAGTTGCTAAGGCCATCAAAACCGGGATCAGCAAGGCGAAGAAAGCAGCGCCGAAAGTGCCGGGCAAGAAGCCCAAGCCAGCTACCGTGAAAGCGGTAAAGGCAGCACAGTCCAAGGTATATGGTGAAGACTGGCCTGATCCTCAAGCCTGATCACCAGTTACTTGAAAAAGCCGGGACTTAGATCTCGGCTTTTTTGTGTCTGGGCAAAGAATTCAAAGGCTGCTTCTTTGACAAACTGTGCGTATCTCCAGATAATACGGGATATAGGATAAATACGCCATGAAGGCGAAATCCTCAACGGAGTGTATCCATGTTCGACTCTCGCACCGCAGACAAATTCGTAGTTCGTTTCCCCGAGGGCATGCGTGCTCTCATCACCGAGCTGGCTACTGCCCAGCACGTCAGCATGAACACCAAGATCCTCGCGTACATCGAGAAAGGCATTGCTCAGGAAACCCTGGACAACATCCAGACCTGGACGCCGTGCGAAGGAATGTTGGTGGACGCCGAGTTCAGTAGTGGGGAAGTGTGCAAGGCTGTTTTGGGTAAGATCAAGACAGGGCACTTCCAGGACGAGGCAAAAGCCGTGGTGCAGCGCCTGCGCGATGGCTACTGCGATGACGTGCCCCTTCGGAAAATAAAACCAGCGAGACTCAGCCTCTAACGTTTGCAATCAATTGCAGGAACCAACCATGACACCAACTCAGTATCAAAGCGTTACAGGTATGCAGTTCCTGATCCTGGGCTCTGTCACTACCGAAAGCATCTTGGCCCTGATGTGCTTCACCTGCGCCATCCTCTGCATGATCCATGTAGGGGTTACTCGGTATTTGGCATGGCGTGGCCGCTTCTCTGCTGACACCAAGCCCAATCATTTTCGGGTGTTTATCCGGGATAAATTGGCCGAGGAATACGAGATTGAAGCCGACAAGAACCTGGAAGAGGCCTATGCAGAGCTGGGTGACTCCTGGGAAATCGACGGCAAGTCCTACGCCATCACCCATACCGTGATCTGCAAAAAGACACGCAGTATTGTCTGTGTTGTAAAGCCACTGTAACACCTGACAGCTATTGGAGGCTGTATGAACGACTCGAAATTGCTGGAACGCTTCAAAGAAATTGCGCCGGGCCTTTTGGGAGACCACGATTATTCGGCCCCAGTTAACCAAGACGAGAATGGCAAATTTCTCAATGCCCTGGTCCATGCAGCTTGGATGGGCTGGTCAGCGCATGCCCGAGAGCCCCAGGGCACCTTCATGTTCGTGCGCACAGGCCTCGATACTCTGCTTATCGGGCCGGTAACTGAGGAAGAGTTCGGAAAAATCCCTGAGCGTCTGATGATGGACCTGGAGAAGTTCACCGACGTCAAAACCCTGACTCAAGTGGCGAAGATCTACCGCAGGGATGAGCAGCGCGCCGAATGGAAGAAAGAAGTAGAGGCCAATCGTACTGAGTGCGGTTTCCAGGAGTGGGTGGACTTGAAAGCTGTACAGCTGCAAGTGCCTGACTACCACTGGCTCATGAAGCATGCCCACTCTGAAAACTACGTTCAGGTTGAGAAAACGGGTGAAGCCCGTTTAGTACAAAGGCAGAAAGCAGATTCTTGGGGAAGTCCTGAGTCTGCAATGAACGGCATCCCTATCCCCTTTCAGCATAAATTCCAACTGGTGCCGGTAAGAGTGCGTCTGGAAAACGGCACTTTCTTCCTGGACCCAGAAACAGCTAAGGCGGTTTAAAATGAGCCAGTCGGTCCCCCAAGAAGTAGAAGTGATGCTCCGCACAGAAGCGGAGAGGGACATCAGAGACTACGTGCAGCGGAGACTGAATTTACTGGGCTCGCAAACAGGTAGGCAGGTACAAGCGTTACACCTGTCTGTCTCAGCGGGGCGCCGACTGGTCATCGAAGACGTGAGTGTAGTCCTGTGCAATTGATTGCAAAACTTTAAGGAGTAGGTATGCAGATCAGTATCGAGAAAAAGGCCCGGGCCTACCGCTTGTTGAAAGACATGGGCGCAGAAGGGTCTGGTTTGATCACCGGGATCATCCGTGAAGTCACAGAGCCCCTGGAGTTTGAGTCCAAGGGTAACCAAACCTTTAACCTCCTTCGCAAGCAGAATCTGGAGTTCGTAGCCTGCGCCCTGGCTGAGCAGCACCTGAGTAAAATCGGGGCCGGGCTGTTGTTATCGGTGCTCACCCGCGAACCCATGGAGCCTAATGATTGGCGCCGGGCTATGAGTATCAAGGTGAAGCTGGATGTAAAGGGCATGTACGTGGGAAAGGGTGAACTCCCCGACCCTGTAGGGCTGAAAGCCAGAAGGCCAGGGCTGACAACCTTGAGTAAATTTGCCGACGACTGTGGATGGCAGAAACCCTGAGGGAAAGAAGATGGACGATGAAGTAGAAGAACAAACCCTGATGTCCTACATCGACATGCTGGCACCTGATCATGACCGCACGGGCTGTGAAGATCCACACAGCTATAACTCCGCATTCAGGCACAAGGGCACGGTCTACAATAAATGCCAGCGCTGCACCCTGCTGCGTATTGCAGAGCTGGCTCGCAAGCACATCCTCTGGGAGTAGCTTGCAATCAATTGCAAAAGTTGTCGAGTAAGAAGTCCGACATGGAGAGGTATCAATAACCAACGGAGTGTGTGATGAAAGACTTCAAATACTGGGATGGCATGGAAAGACTACTGGCCCATAAAAAGGGTCTGGAAGATAAGCTGCTGATTTACATACGGAATTCAATTTCAGTGTTTGAGGCCGAGACGGGCCTATCCGTAGTAGAGCTGTTGCTGGATAACAGAAGGGTAGGTCCTGATACTGCAAAGATAGAGGTAGTGGCAGTCAACTGTAAGGTTGTGCTGTACAAGCTGCCCAAACCTCTTTGACAAACCCAACAAATAATAGCAAGATAGTACACAGGGGCTGATTAGGGCCCCTGTTTCATTCTAAGGAGTAGCAAGTGGCTTTGACGATTATCAAGAAGAACCTGGAGTTAGATTTAGGCGCCCCGATGTTTGACGGGGCAGCTCTTGACGCCTGGGCCATGGAAACGTTGACAGGTCAGATTGTGAATGGGGAGCAGGGCTTTGACTTCGTGGACTACGACGTCACTTTGAAAGACCCCACCAGCCGCTACAAAGTGGCTTCGGCCATGCAGAAATGCATTCGCCGTGGCATGACTGAAAAGGCTGTGTTCTACGCTCAAGCGATCTTCAACAGCTCAGACCGGGAATACCTCTGGACTCGACTGCCAACTATCGCACTGGAAGATGTGGGCCCTGGTAACTGGAGAGCGTGTGCGTTGACCATGCACTTTTGCCGCTGGGCCGCTGTGCGCAAATCTACCAACCAGCTCCGCGCTGTTAGTTGGCTGGTACATGAACTGACCCGTGAGGCCAAGAGCCGAGCCCTGTGTGAGGCCGTGTGCTGCGCCTACTTTGTCTTTGATCGTGAAGATCCTCAGACCAACCGCATTGGCGACACCATGGCCAAATTGGGTTGGAAGGCTGAAGACAAATCCAATCCCTGGTTTGAAACCGAGATTGTCCGTGACCGGGCTGCCGTGGATGCAGAAATGGCCCTGGTAACCACCGACAAAGAAATTCTCTACACCTACCACTGTGGCAACAAGAAAAGCTGCGCCTTCCTCAATGCCGCCATGCCCCTGGTGCTCGAAATGGAATACAGCGAGCCCCTGGTCACCAACAGCTATGCCTTGAAAGACCCGGTGTACATTGCTGGTGTTCCTGACTGGGCGTTGGATAAGCACACACGGGATGGTCTGCGCGCCAACAAGATCTTCATGAGCACCAACGATGTGTTCCCAGCCTGGGTGTCCATCCCGATGTTCCACCGCATCCTGTTCCAGGCCGAGACTGCCCTGGTAGATCTGGAAGCCACCAATACCCAGCTGACTGCCTTGCGCCTTCATGCCGAAGATATTGAAGCGAAAAGTGTGTTCCTGACCCCTAGTCGCCATGCGGAACTCCGAGCCATAATGGAGACAGACCAATTTCGCAAGGAACTCATTGATGCACGGATTAAAGCCTGCTCCTAAAAAAGTGGCCAGCCACCAGTCTGTCTTCCTGCCCTGGATTGGATTTTGGAACAAGGTGGCGTCGGCGGATGTTTGCGTGATCTCCAATGCCACGGACTTCAGCCGCAGGGATTTTGAACACCGAGTCAAGATCCAGAATGCTTGGGTTACCCTGCCCTTCCAGCAGACCGGGCCGAGACTGGCAGACATCATCATTACCAGCGATGGTGGCATTTGCCAAAGGATCGAAAAGAGCCTGATGGTGAAGCGCTTCAAGTTCCACCACCGCCTGGAGGGAGTAGTTAACCTTCTGCATGTCCTGACTCAGGAGCCGGTCCCCCTGGTCTATCTGAACAAAGTCCTGATGTACCAGCTGGCTACCCTCCTGGGCATCACTACCCCCCTGGTGTTTGACGAAGAGCCCACAGCGGGCCCAAGCAAGACCCAGCGTCTACAGACCCGGTTAGAGCGCAACGTAGGAACAGACTTCCGGTATCTGGCCGGTATTGGCGCGAAGGCCTACATGGATTCTGACTTCCAGTACCCCGTCCACTACCAGCACCTTACTCAAGGATTGAGCACGGATTCTATTTTGCAATTGATTGCAGAGCATGAGCACCCCCTTTCTCAAGTCCTTGGAGCCGCTGAATGGAAACCTTGAACCCCAAGTGGGGCCACAAATATGCACGAAAGGCTGATGTTTTTGCCACCACCCCCTGGTGGAAGGCAGAAGCACGCGAAGTGCTATCTCATATCCCCTACCCGGTGACCGAGGTCATGGACCTGGGCTGTAACACTGGCCGATTCATCGGGCTCTGCAAGACCGGATTGGATGAGGGCGTTAACTACTACGGGGTAGACGTCAATCCTGCCGCCCTGACCATAGCCGCCCAAAGACATACGGATTGCAGCTTCTACAGGACTCCGAGTCTGGTCCCAGACGGGATTGGCTTCGTAGCGTTCATCCACACCATCAACCAAGTGGAAGACCTCGACACCCTGCTTGGCGGGGTTTGGGACCGGATGACTCCAGGGGCCAAGATCGTTGTAGTCACACACAACCCTCTGCCCGCTCGCCTGCGCAAACCCCTGAACCTGTTCAACGGCTACAAGCCCGATGCGACCATGGTCCGTGAACCCACAATGGGTGAGCTGAAGCAGCTGATGTACGAGAACGGCTTCCGTTGTGAACAGGCTTACTACTTCGGCAAATTCCCCATCCCTTTTCTGCGCCGCCGCATGATCTTTGTCGGCGTGAAGCCAGAGGTGTAACCATGCAGTTTTCCAAGCCCAATCTCTCTGCTCTTGAAAGCCGTTATGTGCAGGAAGTCATGAACTCCGGCCAGCTGGCCTCGGGCCCGTTCGTGGACCGCTTCGAAGCCGCATTCAAGGCCTGGGGCTATGACTACGCCGTGGCTATGAACAGTGGCACTTCAGCCCTGAAGCTGGCTCTCGAAGCCCTGGGCATTGGCCCGGGTGACGAGGTTATTGTCTCGCCGTTTACCATGGTGGCCAGCGTAAATGTGGTGTTGGCCGTTGGCGCGACTCCGGTTTTTGCAGACATTGATCGCCACACCTACAACATCACCCCGCAGACTGTTCAGCAGGTGCTGACCTATCGCACCAAGGCCGTTATCCCGGTGGACATCTTTGGTGTCCCGTGTGACGTCTCAGGTATCCGAGATATCCTGCCGGGCTCCATCTACATCGTGCAAGATGCTTGCGAGGCCCTTGGCGCACGCCACAAGGGTGAACTGGTCGGGCAATACGCAGACGCTGCTGTCTTCTCGTTTTTCCCCAACAAGCAAATCACGACCGGCGATGGTGGCATGCTGGTGACCCGCAACAAGACCCTGGCTGAAAAAGTGAGAGCCCTGTCTCGTCATGGCGTCCTGGCCGGGGCTTCGATGTATGAACAGAGCTATGGCTACAACTACCGCATGAGCGACCTGCATGCCGCCGTGGGCTGTGCTCAGATGGAGCGGTTCAACGAGATCTGTGTGGGCAAGTTCAACGCCTACGACCTTCTCGACCGCCGCTTTGAAAAGTACCGGGTACAGCGTGTGCTGCCAGGGGATTCCTATGTCCCGTTTGTCTACGTCATTGAAGTGCCCAAGACAGTAGACAAGAAGACCCTGGTTACCTACAGCTCAGTGCCGCTGAAGCCGTACTTTGTGGCCTTGCATCACCTGGAACACCTGAAAGAGTTCGTGCGCCAGCCCCTGCCTGTGTGCGAGGAAGTTGCCCGCGCTACCATCGCCCTGCCCTACCACCACGACCTGACCGAAGAAGACGTGCGAGATCTGTGGGTGGCCCTGGAAGGTGAGCTTGAGGGTTATTCCATTGTTGCCTAAAGCCCGAAAGACCTTCACAGACCACCGTGGCGGGTTCTCGGAGCTGATGCGCGTATCCAAGATGGGCGTGCCAGATCTGAAACAGGTGAACCTGTTGACCAGCGTGGCCGGGTCTGTGCGAGGTCTGCACTTCTCGGTCGTGCCTCAGACCAAGGCTACGATTGTCCTTGAAGGCACAGCCCTGCACATCCTGGTGCCGGTGGCCGGGTTCCAGAACAAGCAGTGCAACTTCGAAATCAGAAAGCTGACCCCTGGCATGGAAGCCTCTATCACCCCTCCCCTGTGGGCGAACGGGATCATTTCTCTGACCGATACCGTGATCCTGTATGGGTCAACCACCGAGTACAAGGCCAGTGATGAATACTGCATCTGCCTGGATGGCGTGTGTCCTGATCTGACAGAGTTGTACCAGTCGATGTGCGTAGGATTGCCATTGATTTTTTCAGAGAAGGATCTCCAGGGGGCGAGGAATTACCCATGAAAGCACTCTTTATCAGCCCACACCCAGACGATGTAGAAATTGGCTGTGGCGGGCTCATGTACAAGATGTCCAAGGCCGGTCACACCGTTGACATTGCGGTAGTTTGTGGCTCGGGAACCCTGGCCATGGCTTCAGGTAGTAAGGTGAGCTGGACTACCCGGATGGACGAGCAGAAGAAAGCGGCTGAAGTCCTCAAGGTGTCGAACATCCACTGGCTGAACTTTGCATCGGCCTCCAACTTTGACCAGCAGCCTATCTCCAAACTGGTGACGGCCCTTGACGCCGTATTACGCGAAGGGTACGACGAGATCTACATCCCGCTACCCAGCCATGCAAAAGATCACAACGTCGTCTGGGAGGCCTGTACGGCAGCCCTACGCCCTACCAAGGCTGAGGGTGCCAGTGTCTACGCCTATGAGCAGCCGACTCAGTACCACGGCCCGCAATTGGGTTTTGCAATCAATTGCACGCGGTACGTCGGGCTCGTCTCGGAAGACCTGGAAGCCAAGCTGGCAGCCTACGCATGCCATGCCTCTCAGGTGTCTGGACGGGAAAAGAGCATCGTGGGCTACGACGGTCTGGTGACCCTGGCAAAAACCCGAGGCCTACAGATGGGCAAGGGAATTGCCGAGGCCTATGTACCCATTCGAATCATTGACAAGGAACTCCCATGAAAGTCCTGTTTGACTGCATACTCACCTCGTCCCCAGCCAAGTGCTCCACGACTATCCAGTTTGTGACCCTGGCTGGGTTGTTGCTGGAGGCCGACCCTACCTGTTTCATCTACTGGCCTATCCCAGACCGCCTGGATGACGAAGAGAAAGCCTTCTACCCAGTCAGTGACCGAATCCTGTACCTGCCCATCCGCCAGCACAAAGATCGCATGCGTGAATACCTGCGCCTCAGCGACGACATGGCCGAGTTGATCAGCTTCTACAGCGTGAAGACCTGGGACTGGGATGTGTTGGTGACAGTCCGTGTGCCACAGATCGCCCAGATGCGCGCTATCTCCACGTCCCCTCGCCAGCCTATGCTCGGTTGGATGCGCAAGATCATTGCCATTGAAGACATGATGGTGTTGAGCAAGAAGCCCACTGTCGGCCAGTCGGCGCCGGAATCCCAAGACCGTATGCTCCTGGCCTCGTACCTGGACGCCGACATCACTCTTATCCCGGCCTACCATGAAAAAACCTGGGTGGCTCAAGTAGCGGCAGAGCATGTGAGCTTTTCGGCCAGGAAGACCCTGAATGAAAAACTGCGTGAAGTCTGCCAGCTGCGCCTGAGCAAGCATGACTACGGATTGAAGACCGAGCACCGCTACAAGGGTGACCGAAAATTGGGCGTGGCGTTTGTGGGTCGCCTGGAAAGATTCGGCACCCGCATCCATGTAATGAACGACATGCTGAAGAACCAGTTCATCCTGCACTCGGAGACAGTGCGCCCCTTCGTCTGCACCGTGACTGAAGGCGACAAGTTCCTGGACGCAGAAGCCATTGAAGTCCTGCACCCAGCCCGGGAAGAATTCTGGCGGATCAGCCGGGAAGAAATGGATGTGGCCCTGGCCTTCTCGGTCGATGTGGAGCTGTCCCTCTCCAAGTTGGAGCCCGTGATGTTTGGCGTGCCTCTGATCGCTATCAAGGCTCCATGGTCGGTAGGCATGCTGGGAGAAAGCTACCCGTTCTACGTAGCCAACGAGACTGAAGGCTTCGGCATGATCAATTTGTTCAAGAACGACTATGAAGGCATGTACGCAAAATTTGCCGAGTGGTACAGCTCCTGGTTTGTGCCTGAGTACACCCGCCGTGAGAATGAAGACGGGATGTACAACCACCTGCTGGCCGAGTGCCTGGAAGCTGAAGCCCGTAAAGTCAAGTTGGGCCAGAGCGGTAAAACCAATGGGACTGTAGCCGCACTCAGGAACTACGCAGGCACTGAGTTCGTGATGGCCGATGCAATGTCTGCCGGGCTCCATGAAGACCTGACGGCCTTGAAGGTACAGAGCACCCAGAAATTTGCCGAGGAAGCTGGGCTTATCTGGATGACCAACTGGCAATATCTCCGAGTAGCACTGAAGCTCCACTTCGGATACCAGGACGCCGGGGTACGTGCAGGCCATTTGAAAAAAGAGTAGGCTCAGCACAATCACCATCAGAGGGGGCGAAAGCCCTCTTTTTTCGACCAAGGATTACCATGATTACACTGGAAGCTCTAGTGGCTCGCTTGGGCCAGGACAAATGGGAGACAGGCACTCAGTACCAGGGGCAGACCATAATGGTTACCGGCGCCGGGGGCAGCATCGGTTCCGCCCTGTGTACCTTCCTGGCACTGCAAGGCGTGTCGAGGCTTGTGCTGGTAGAGCTGAATGAGTTCTCACTGTACGAGATCAATCGGAAGCTGGTGTCGATGGGCGTGGTAACAAAGCCAGTGCTGGGTAGCTATGGAAGCCCAAGACTCCAGAAGGTGCTTGAAGACTATGAACCAACACTGTGCTTCCACGCAGGCGCTTACAAGCATGTGCCAATGGTGGAAGAGAACTCGCTCTCGGCTGTAGACAACAATGTGCTGGAAGCCCACTCGTTGTTCACCATGCTCAAAAATTTGCGGGCCCCTATATCCCTGGTAGTAATCAGCACAGACAAAGCAGTGAAGCCAGCCAATGTAATGGGGGCGACAAAGGCCCTGGTAGAGCATATGGCATTGAGTATGGTGGAAGGCAGCAAGGTAGTAAGGTTCGGTAACGTCATAGGCTCATCAGGCTCTGTGATCCCTCTGTTCTATGAGCAACTGAGCCTGGGTATGCCTGTGACGATTACCGACATGTCTGTGACAAGGTTCTTCATGAGCATCCCAGAGGCAGTTAGCCTCGTGACTTCCTGCAATCAATTGCAAGGCCAGCGCTTCCTGCTAACCATGGGCGAGCCCAAAAAAATTGCCGAGGTAGCGTCGTGGGTAGCAGAACAGATGCAAATCCCGTTGAAGATAAAAGAAATAGGATTACGACCAGGAGAGAAGCTACACGAAGAACTATGTACAGGAGAGACAGAGAAGACTGAGAACACAGAGGTACTGAGAGTGAGAGAGTCAGTGCTGTCACTGGATAAGATTTCTGAAAGTATTGAGACGCTGAGAAAAGTTCAAGATCATACCGCTCTGATAACAGAGTTGGAGAACATGGAGATCGGCTACGAACAACAGAAACCCTTCGACAGGCTATCAATACTAGGCCTACCTCGATATGATTCCGGTCCTCAGTATCCAAATTGCTTCCAGACGCCAAGCCCATAAGGAGTATGACATGGACGCGGTAACTAAGACAAAAGCGCTAATTCGGGCCAATATTGCGGTAGATTTGCTCGTTCCGCAGGAAATTAACCCTAACAAAATGTCAGCCAAGGAGTTCAATCTCCTGTGTGCAAACATCGACGCCGTGGGCTTCATTGATCCAGTGTTCGTAAGACCTATTGATGGGGGCAAGTACCGAGTCATTGGTGGCTATCACCGCTATGAAGCAGGCAAGCTCCTGGGCTTTGATGAAGTGCCCTGCACCATCATTGACGACCCTGAGTTCGACGAAGACCTGGAGCGCTTCCAGATCACTCGGATGAACATGATCAGAGGTAAGCTGGATACTCCGAAGTTCCTGAAGCTGTACCAGAGCCTGAACCAGAAATACTCTGATGACCTCCTGGCCGAGTCTTTTGGTTTCGCGGACGAAGATCTGTTCAAGAAGCTGATAGGGCAGATGTCCGACTCTCTCCCTAAGCAGGCCCAGGCCGAGTTCAAGAAGGCAGCGGAAGAGATCAAGACCATCGACGGTCTGTCCGTGTTGCTAAACAAAATGTTCACCAAGTACGGTGACACCCTCCCCTTCGGCTTCATGATCCTGGACTTCGGTAAGCAGGAATCCGTGTGGCTGCCACTGAAGACCCATGACCTGAAAGCCTTCACTCAGGTGGCTACCCGCTGCCAGGAAATGAACCGTGGCATGGACTCGATGGTACGTCTGGTTTTGCAATCAATTGCAGGAGGTGGCATGCCAGAACTGTGGGAGTCTCTGAAGGACTTCCCCGAGGTAGAGAAGGTAGAGGGCTAAACCATGGCAAAAGTAGCCCCTGTGCAGCATAAGAAGGTCAAGAAGTCCATTGCGTTCCAGGACATCCTCTCACTCCCGTTAGATAAGCGCGCTGCCATCGACACCCACATCCTGGGTAACGGCTCGCCCACGGAATTGGTGCGGATGATCCAACAGAAGTGGGAGCTACTGACCGACAAGGACCCGAACACGTTGCGCCGCATGCTGTACCGCTACAAGGAAGAGCTGATTGAGCCGAAGCAGGTAGCCCTGGTAGCCAAGTTTGCTGATAACGACACGCTGACCCGCGTGGCCGAGAAGGTAGAAGAGCTGGGTATCCGGTTCCTGCCTATCCAGGAGATGGAGAAGCTGATACACACCCAGATGCACCGGGTAGCCAAGATGGCCGAGCTAGAAAAGAACTCCCCTACTCTCCTGGACGCCCAGACCAAGAACATTTTGAACCTGCACTACATGTTGAAGGATCTGGCCAGCCTGCACATGGACGTCGGCATGCTGAAGAAAGTGCCTATGGAAGTAGAGCACAAGTTGTCAGCGGCTGAGCAACAGCAGGCCAGCAAGGTACAGGGCTTCGACCAGGAGAGACAGGCTACGTTACTGGCTCTGGAGTTCCTGCGTGGAGAAGGCGTGCTGGGCCCGGATGAAAACGTGGCTGAAGGCGAGTTTACTGAGGAAATGCGAGGATGAGGCCAACCCCCGAGCGAGTGTTAGAAGGACTGCTGGGGCCTCAGCGAACTTTGCAATTGATTGCACAGGCCAACACCATCACCGATCCAGACCGACGCCATCTATGGCTGGTGAATCTGATCAAGATGTTGGTGGCTAACGACAAGGAATTCCTCGCCCCGATCTCCTGGGTACGAGAGCCAGTAGATGCTAAGACCTTTCTGTGTAGCCAGTTCTATCTGAACAAGGCCAGTGAGGTCTACCCGCCTGTACTCCGTGAGTTCGAAGAGATGAACAGCGGGCGCTATGATGAGGCTGTACTCACAGGAGGCATCGGGTCAGCCAAGACTACGATTGCCCTGTACTCCCAGGCGTATCAACTGTATGTGCTGTCCTGCATGGCGAACCCCCAGCAGTCGTTTGGCCTGGACTCCAGTTCAGAACTGAAGATGATCTTCCAGTCCCTGCGTAAGAGCACGGCCAAGACCGTTGACTTCAACCGGTTCTACAACCTGATCGCCGCGAGCCCTTACTTCAAGACCGTATTCCCGTTCGACCGTAGCCTGACCTCGATCCTGCGCTTCGACAACAACATCGAAGTAGAGCCAGTGTCCGGTAGCGAGACGGCTTCGATTGGCCAGAACATCATTGGAGGCATCATCGACGAGATCAACTTCATGGCGGTAGTTGAGAACTCGAAGCAGTCGGCAGATGGCGGCACTTACAACCAAGCTGTTGAGTTGTATAACTCGATTGCCCGGCGCCGTAAGTCCCGCTTCATGCAGGCAGGCCGTAATATCCCAGGGCTGTTGTGCGTGGTCTCGTCTAAGCGTATACCCGGCGAGTTCACGGATACTAAGATGGAAGAGGCCAAAGAAAACCCGCGCATCTTCGTCTATGACAAGCGCGTATGGGATATCAAGCCTCATGCCTTCTGTGGCGACATGTTCCCATTGTTCGTGGGGGATGCTGTGCGCCGCCCCCGTGTACTGACAGAGCAGGAAGCAGAAGAGCTGCCAGAGCAGGACATGCACTTGCTCGACCATGTGCCCGTAGAGTTCGCCCAGGAGTTCAAGGAAGACATCACCAAGGCCCTACGAGACATCGCTGGTCATAGCACCCTGGCCACCGCCCCGTTCATGCCCAACAGTGAGATGGTGGTGTCGAACTTTGGCAAGGGTCATAACGTCGTCCGGGATCAGGTAACTGACTTCCAGACCATGCCTTGCATCATCCTGCCGAAGAGGTTCAAGAACCTTCAGTACCCCCGGTATTGCCACATCGACTTGGCATTGACAGGAGACAGCGCCGGGGTAGTCATTGGCCATGTACCTCGGTTCGTGCTGAGGGAAGAAGAGATGTGCCCCGAAGTCCATATCGACATGGTGTTGGAAGTGCGCCCGCCTCCAGCAGGGGAGATCCAGTTCAACAAGATCAGGAGTCTGCTGTATAAGCTGCGGGACCTGGGCATGCCTATCCAGTGGGTGAGCCTCGACAGTTACCAGAGCCGAGACACCGTACAGATCCTCAGGCAGAAGGGCTTTGCGGCAGGCATTGAATCCATGGACACCAGCATGGTGCCGTACAGCATGTTGAAGCGGGCTCTGTATGATCAGCGCGTCATGCTCCCCCACCACGACCTGTTGCAGAAGGAGCTGGTAGCCCTTGAGATCAACCATAAGAAGAAAAAGGTAGACCACAACGCCTACAACTCGAAAGACGTGGCAGACGCCCTTGCAGGCGTTGTGTATGGCATCTGTCTACGTAGGGAAGTGTGGGGTCAGCATGGCATAGCCCCGACAGAAGAGTACCTGAGCGCCAGCAGAGTGAAAGAAGAGACTGCTGAATACCAAGATGCAGAGACCGCGTAGGAGAAGACCATGGCCCTCACCTGGGATCTGTGCCCACCGATTGACCTGAAGGGCTACCCGAAGTCGATCCCGTGCAAGCGCCTGCAATCAATTGCAAAACCGGATGTGAAATTACTGAACGAAGGCAAGCCCAAGAACCTGAAGTTCGTGCCCAAGTCCTCGACAGATGTAAAGACCAAGCACACTGAAAAAAGTATCCAGAAAGCCCTGCTCTGGTACTTCGACTGGGCAGTGAACGAGTGCTACACCGGTATCACGTTTGGCGGCGGCATTGCCGACTTCATCAGGATCACCAAAGCCCGGTATGTGGCTGAGGTAGAGGTGAAGATCAGTCTGAGTGACTGGCATGCCGACCAGCACAAGGATAAGTGGAAGTCCAAGGAGAGGAAGAAGGTCTGTCAGTTCTACTACGCTGTACCGACCTTTTTGATCCCGAAGATTCCGGCCTGGGTAGCAGACACTGTAGGCATCCTGGAGATCACAGAGCATGGGCAGGTGATTGAGATCCGCCCTGCGGCCCGGGTAGGCAAGTACAAATTGAAGGTAGCTGATTACATTAGCCTGCACAGGGCGTTGTATTTCAGATATGCTGAACTGAAGGCCAATATCGGCTGATAACAGGAGAAAGACATGACTACACCTACGTATGTACTGGTTCACGGCGTCGGCAGCATCTCGGTGGTTGGGCCCTTCGAGAGCGATGCGGCCATCCGTGATTGCTTTGGCGATGTCCAAGCCCAGAGCCGAGTACAGATCGAAGCACCGGAAGAATACAGCGCCCGTGTACAGGAAGAACACCGCCTGGAGCTGTGGGGTAAAGATGTCCGCACCGGCGAGACTCGCCTTGGCTACGACGATTGGCTGGCAGCCCAGACCCCGGTTGATCCTGTAACCCCGTAAGAGTAAGCTGTATCGGCAGGCGCAAGACGGATAGACCTCCCTGCTAAATCCATTTGAGAGGAAGTCAAGATGACTGTTCATATCCGCTGCAAGATGATCTGCCATGGCGTTGAGTCTTCTGACAACAACCCTGACAACCCGATGTCTCGCGTCAGCTTCGGTGCCGTCTACTCGAACAACCCGGCAACAGAAGACTTTGTTTACGGCAAGTACACGCCGTATGGCAACTTCCAAGCCAACATCATTACCTCGACTGCTGAGAAGCTGGTTGTAGGGCAGGCCTACTACATCGACATCGTGCCGGTGGGCGCCCCAGGTGTAGACGAGGAAGAGTCCGAGTGATACTTTGGACTGGCAGTTAAGAAGCTGGCACGGACGCAACGATAGGATTGGCCCTCTACGGAGGGCTTTTTCTTGCCCGTGATTTGGCGTAGGCTGATTGAGCTAGCGCCGCGATCCACACCGCAATGGTGATTAGAGACTTGGCCTACACATTGACGCTGGTGTCCAGCACAGGGTGGTAGTGGTTGACCAGCCACAGTCGGGATGCGGTTGCACTGACAACTCACCGATGCTGCCGGGCAGTCGTAGTAGAGGCCACTGCCAACACGGTATTGCAAGATTGCACGCGGAGGATAGCTTAAAGATGCGGCCCTTATGCCAGCGGCTACCGTTCCTCGTAACAGGAGTCCGGCCACAAGTGCCGGGAGAAAGACCTGGTAAGTCGGGGCGGCGTGTCAATGCACTGGCATGTAAGTGTGAAAGCCGGAGACGCTACTGCCGAGCCGCAGCAACGGTGTTCCGAACCTGCCGTGCAATCAATTGCAAACTTATTTGACAAACCAGCTAGGTGTGGCAAGATACGTTTATGGGAACAACCCCTTCCAATTGAGTGGAGAAGTACAGAATGAACGCATTGATCATGACCCCGACCCGTAAGGCAGTAGCAGCCGCGTTGGTCTCAGTCACCAAGAAAGGCTTGGCCGATCTCTTTGACCTGGATAGCCAGACTCTGGTGGAAGTCTCCCGTGACATGAACCGGTTGTTCACTGAGTACATGTTCGAGATGGAAGAATCCAAGGCTTTGGAAGCGTTCATGGAAGCCGTTGAAACTACCAAGGCCATGTACGAGCGGGGCAACGATGTCCGCCGCGTGAAGGCCATGAAGACCCTTATCAACAAGCTGTGGGCCTAAGACCATGTTCGCAGCCTCCCAGAACCAGATTACCCGCCGCTACAACCTGATCGTCACGTCAGCAGTGGCAGAGCCCGGCACTGAGATCAAGATCCGGGCTGATCGATTCGACTCCAAGACCATTGAACTCGCGTTGCGCGATGCATGGTTGTGGGAGCCGGTAGCATTCCTGAAGGGCTTCGATGGCCCAGCAATAGCAATTGAATGGAGAGGTCGTAAATGATCGTTCAACACAAGAAGGGTGACTTCGCCGGTGCCCAAGACTTTGGCTTTGCTGGGACCCGCAAAAGCTATTGGGCGGAAGATGGCTGGCACGACACTGAGACCATGCAGTCGGTCCCGGCGCCAAAGGAACAAGTCTGCTTGGAAGACCAAGAACTGTGGGAAGCAGACCCGGACTGTAAACACGATATCCAATGCGCCCCAGGCGGCGGTGTGAAATGCACCAAATGCCGGGGCTGGTTCTGTTATTAAGGAGAAAGAAATGAAAGTAGGTATGCGCGTAGACACGCAATACGGTCAGGGCACCGTGAAAGGCTTTGAACGCTTCGCACCGTTCAAGGGCACCAGTATGCCTCTGGCTACTGAGTTCGGTCGTGACGAGCGCATCGCGGTAGAGCTGGACCCCGGCCACACATGGCCAGCCCCGAAAGACATGCTCTGCTATTTCTACGAGCGTGACATCCGACCAGCCCTGCGTCCGCTTGCCGAAGTGATTGCCCGTGGCCCACAGTGCATGGATCACCGTGACTTCAACAGACTGGCTGAGTTCATGACAGATGCCCAGTTACTGGAGGCTGGGTATGAGATCACTGGCAATTCCCCAGACCGCGTGATTGCACCTTGGACCCGTGAAGCTGTGATGGAGCAGTTTCGTAAAGACGTGGACTTCGGCTTTGAAAAGGCAATTGACCAGCGCGGCATCAGTGCAGCCATGATGGCCCAAGTAGTAGGCATGTGGTTCTACGCCTTCCAAGACGACAAGGGTCTGGAGGTCCTGAAGAACCAGTACACCCAGTATGGGCTGCCAGTGTTCAAGTACGCGGCGTTGACCTATGGCTTCCCGAATGAAATTGGTGACGACGTAGGCAACGAGTCCAAGTACGCCGGGTAATTCCTGCAATCAATTGCAAACGATTGGACAAACCCGTAAGATAAGAACAACGGACAAACCCAATTGAGTGGAGAAAGTCATGATTCGCGATGTGAAAACCCGTAAAGGCTATGAGTGGTGGGACAAGTTCTGTGCCATTCCCCGCTTCAGCTTCCTGCTGTCACCGTCCGGCAACTCGATACAGAAGTTTGAGAACACCAGCGGCAACTGGGTAGACCAGTATGAAGCCAGCAAGGTCATGGACGAGGCCCAGGACTTCATCAACGCCTTGGAAGAAAAGCTGGAGATCGCCACCAAGGTAGGCGAGTCCATTTCGGTGAGTGCGCAGAACCTGCGGGACCGCCTGACCCTGATGGAGCAGCGGGTAGCCGACAAAGATGCTGAGATTGTCGAGCTGGAGAAGATCAAGCGCCCGGTGCCCCGCCGTATGTGGGTGAACCAGCCCAGCACCTTGCAGCCTTTGCACAAGCGCCACGGCGAGAACGTGATTGCTGTCCTGGACTATAAAGACACGTATCGTTGCTACCCGATCTCTGGTGAAGTAAGCAGCTTCCAGTGTCGGTCCCAGTCGTTGTCTGAAGGCTGGACCGGGGATTACCCAGGGAAGAGCCAGTAATGAGGTTCTGGCTGGTCGGGTATGGGCCTAAAGGGCGGGCTGTTTGGCAGTTCCCCAACGCCTTTGAACTGAATCTGTTCATAGCCCTGTATCCACGGGAGGTGAAGGTCATTCAAGTCTTTGCCCGACAGTACAAGAAGCGTCCCAAGGGCAAAAACAAATTGCCTGCATTCAAAAGGTACGAGTTATGAAAGACGTAATCCACCTCCGGTTGTCCCAGGACCAGATGCGCCGTAAGACCGGAAGCAATGGTGACTTCCAGGGCCCGATGCCTTTGTGTGGCAACGGAAGTGCTCACGCCCGAGTAGATGTCCGGCACACCTCTGTAACCTGTGAGGCCTGCAAGAAGATCCTGGCCTCCCGACCGGGGTATCTGTAATGGTGACTCTGGAATACGGAGACATCGTAGAGACGGTGTTCTACAAAGCCAGTGACGAAGATCTGACCCACAAGATCTGGTGTGACGACGCGGTGTTGGCCACCCTCACAGACTTCTGTATTGACCGCCTGGGCAACGTGCGCAAGGGTAAAGGCATTGTCAACATGATGGGCGAGGCTGAAGAGTTCAACCCTGATTTCGTGCCTGCCCTCAGGTGGTCTATGTCCCAGGCCCCGTGGAACTCCCACGACACCTACGTCGAGATGTACTTGCCCAACCCCATTACCAGCCCGGCCCTCTACGCCAAGATCCGGTCTGCCATGCTCACTGAGTTTCTGACTCGCCTGAAGGCAGCAGAACGGAAAGTAAAACGGAGAAAGTCATGAGCCGGTTCACCGACTTCAAAGCCCAGTGGGCCAAAGACCCGGACGGCGTGCGTGCTAAGTTGAAAGGCGACGGCACCTATGAGTACCTTGCTCAGGTGAAAGACCTGGAGCAGCTACAGCGAAAGATCTGCACTGACATGATGGTGTATCTGTTCGATGAGCACCCAGGCAGACATCTTGCCGAGAAGTTTGCTGATCAGTGCCATCGCAACCTGTTGTTCTTCCTGCCACAACTGACCGCCGAGTACCGGATGTTCCTGCTGTACGAACTGAAGACCAATCCTAACTTGATGATGTACGGGTGAAACATGAGAACTAAGTACATTGAAGAACGCTGGCCTGAACTGATGGAGTTGGGTGGAAGTCCTGATGGCAAGATAGGTGTCTGCACTACAGATGACCGGGTGGACCTGTTGCTGGACAAGAGCCAAGCAGAGCCCCTGATGGTCGAGTGGAACAAGATGCAGAACTTCCTGACCCAGATGGCCCAGGCCTTCGACGAAGCGGCTCCTGAGGCCTTCAAGGAGTTCTGGTACGGTAAGACTCCCGTGCAATCAATTGCAAAAGAGTAATTAATTGGACAAACCGGGTAAATCTGGTAAGATACGTTCAGTTAACCAAACAATGGAGTGACACAAATGGCTACCAAGACCCCGAAACTGATTGATGCCCGCCAGATTGCCGTGAGCAGTCCTGCAACCTTCTCCTGCCCGGCCCGGAGTGAGACTGCCGAGGTCAAGCCAGGGGACTTAGTGAAGGTCTGCGCGCCCTTCGAGCCTACTGGTCAAACCCAGTATCGTAACGAGCGCTTCTGGGTCCTGGTTACAGGCCGCGCCGCTACTACCCTCACCGGGACAGTGCATGGCAACCTGATGTTCGGGTTTATCCATGGCCTGCATGAAGGCGATGTCATCCAGATGGACGAGGTGAATATCTACGCGATCCGCGCAACTAAGAAGGTTCAGCTGGGAGTCTCTACTGGGCCTGAAGTCGTAAGAACGGCCTTGTGTACCATGCAAGTCTGTGTGCCAGAGGCATTCACCAATGCCCAAGTGGAGCAGTTCGCTAACTCGAATAGCCCGACAGGCATTGCCACCCCGTGGGTTGTAGTGGCTCAAGGAGAACCTCCTCTGAACGGAGATAACGAGCGAGTGCCTTGCGAGAAACGAGAAGGTTGCTGCCATCTGTTGTTGGTGTGCTGACATGAAGGCCATCGTTACAATCCGTAACTCAGATGGCACGTATGACGAGGTGGGAATGAGAAACCGCTTCGTCACCAACGCCTACAAATCCAAGGCCCCGATGATCAAAGGCATCCGCCGCATCACCACCAAGGCCGTACGGGTGGAGATCTTTGCTGGTGACCGCATCGATACGGCCCTTCTTGAAACCCTGTACTGGGAAGCGGTGTAATGTCCTACGACCGTAAGCTGGTGACTAAGAAGCGCATGGTGTTGACCCGGCGCATGACCAAGTGGGCTGGCTTCACCCATGACTTCGGTGGCCAGCTTAGCAGTGATACGTGGACCGGCTACAAGACCGAGAACTCGTCCGGCGAACTCACTGTCCATCTGTGGAGGAACACATGCTCCGGCTGATCCGCCACTGGCTCAGAATGCGGAAATGCCGCCAGGGCCACCACCTGTACCTACCCTGCTATGAAGTGCAGCACTGGTTCGGGAAGGGTGGCCGTCACATTCGTAAGGAATTCCGATACCAGTGTGACGCTTGCAAGAAGCACACGAAATGGCTGCCTCTGAGCAAGTTGTCCAGCTTTGAAGAAAAACACAAACCTGATTGGAGCAAAGCCTATGACCGGTAACACCTTGCAATTGATTGCAAACCCAAGCGTAGAAGAAAGTCTTACGGTATACCGGGCAATCACAGTCTCGAAGGCTTTTGCCCTGTCCGGCCAGGGCCTGCCTATCTTTGGTTCGATGCTGGTCCGGGTTTACAGTAATGGTTTTGATGTTCTGGCCGAGGAATATTCTCAAGACTCTGACTGCTGTGACCGGGTGCTTATCCCAACGGAAGGATTGGTGGTAGGCAAGCTGTACTACACAACCTGTGTAAACGTTCACCGAGACTGGGAGACCAACGCGGTTGATAGCTGGGACATCTCGATAGTGGAGTACCCGGGTGCGCTCCCAAACCAGCCGACTATCGACCTGTGTTCTTCTGCGGGGTTTAAGGTCCTGATGACTAACGAGCTGGAGGGTCCTGAAGTCCAGTTCTTTTGGGCAGGTGAGCCAGGGTGCGGGGTGGGAGACCTTTTCGACTCAGAGCATGAAGCCTGGGACGACTGTGTAGAAAAGAACGGCTTGCAGCAATGCGACCAGCTGCCCCTGGAGCCCTGATATGTCTTCCAAAACAGGAACGTTGCTTGACGAGTTCAAGCGCACGGCGGCAGAAATCAAGAAGGCTACTGGCATGAAGCATGCCGATGTCCTGGAACAGCTGGCCCGCAAGCGTGGTTACGCCAACTACCACGAAGCTCAGACCGTGTTGAGCCGTAGTCCTGCAATCAATTGCAAAACAATTGGACAAACCTAGCCCGTAAGGTAAGATAACGGTATTCCAAAACACCAATAGGAGTGGTGCTATGAAGCAACTGACTGAATCCAAACTGGCTGAAATGCTGAAGGCCGCCTATCTCGAAGGCTTCGAACATGGCTTTGCCGAAGTAGCTGAAGACGCTGATCATGAAGATCTCGTGGATCTGGAAGCCCTCGACACCCAGATCACTGCGTGGGTAGACGCGGTATGAAGAGGACTCCCAAGGAATTCATCGTCAAGGTCCAGAAGGCCGTGGCTACCAGCAGCCCAGGTGGCTCGATCCTGATCTACAACCAAGACCGGTCCATCATGTGGGAGCAGGAAGAAACCCCAGCCTTCACCAAGATGATGGGCAACAGCCACAAGAAGTTCTTCTGGGCTGAACTCGTTGGCTCTCAACTACACGTCATGGGCGAGCGCCCTGCACGCGATCCGGGGTGGTAAATGAGCGACCTGATCCTGCAAATGGCCACTGCCTTTGTGAACCAAGACGGCGGGAACTGCACCGCTGACAGCATCGAACCTTGGGGCGACGGTGAGTTGATCATTCACTATTTCTGGCCTGCTGGAGAAGGCAGTGTTAGTGCCGGTTCTGGTGAGTGGACCGTGACCCTGCTGGAACTGATTGCCTTCGCATGGAGTAGCAAATGAAAATGCTTTTTATGCTGTGTAACAGCTGCTGGTCTCTGGCTGAACACAACCGCATCTGGATCGTGGATAACCGGAAATGCACCTGCATATTCCTGGATGAACAGCGTGAGACCAAGGCTGTTCTGCTGCCCACCCCCGCCCCTAAGGTAAAGATCCCGCGCAGGCCCGAGCGCCCGGAGAACACCTTCATTGATCCGGCCCTGGCCGAAGATCGGGATGTCTTCTGTGGCTACTGCAACAAGCCGGTGAAAGGGCATGCCCAGGGTTGCCCTCACTGTAACCGCCCGTTCCATGCCAACACCCAGGGCTATGCCCGCATCTGTAGCAATACCGGGTGCCGCCGCACTGAAACAGCGGGCCATGTACACGGTCTCTGTGTTGCACATGCAGACAACCGGAGAAAGAATCGTGCCAGGACTGCACTGCAAGCTGACTGCAAGTGCGGCAACAAGACCACCAAGGGCCATGACGACTGTTCCCGGTGTCGTAGCCTGAAAACTGAGCTGGAGCCAAAGCAATGAGAACAGTAACTAAAGACCGTGCACGTCAATTCGGCTACATGCTGGAAGAAAGCACCGAGCCCATGGCAGTTGACTACCTGAGTCAGGTGGTAACTCCTGCTGACGGCGACGATGCGTTCTACGGCATGCCCTATGGCTGTGTCATCGGCCCGGACGGCACGGTGTATGTCCTCAACAAGTACGCGGTACACGGCGTCATCGCCGCCATCCTCTGCCCAGAGCAGGCTAAAGCGTTCGGGGCACCCCAACCTACGGGTAACCGTGACAATCCCCCGGTAATGGCCTACCAGGAGTTCGAATTGGAGTGCAACTACAAGCTGCCTCTTGTCCGTATCAGCTGCCGGTTCGGCTTCAACGTAAGCCACGGGCGCAACGAGTGCTGGCCCACTGCCGAGCAGATCAAGGCTCTGGGCCGGATTCTCAAGGCCAACGACTTGCTGACAGGTAAAATCCGTACGGAAATCAGCTTCGAGGCCTATGGCAACGACTACCTGAACCTGCTGCGCCTGGGTGAACAAGACGCCGAACACAACGACCGTATGGAGGCCTTCGCCAAGGAAGAAATGGAGAAGAACCCCAACGATTACGTGTCCCCTGAACTCGTAGTGGCCGGATTTAACGATCTGGTCTGAGGTGCGTATGGAACGAGATCTCTTTGCGACCCTGACGGGCATGGCTATGCAGAACATGCAGGCCCAAGGCTTCGCTATGCCAAAGATGCGGTTCTTCCAGCCGACTGAAGTCTTCTGGGAGCTGCTGACCGCGTTGCTGAAGAAGCATGAAACCAGTGTGTTGGAAATCGGCGCCGGTAACGGTGACCTGTTTCTGGACGGCATCAAGCGCGGTGTCACAATACAAGGCATAGACAGCTGCCGTCGTGACGGTGTGAGCCATGTCCTGATTGCCGACGCGGTGTCATGGGACTATAAGCCCGGCACCCTGGCACTGTGCTGCCGACCAGACCATTCTGGATGGGCCGGGTATGCCCTTGAGAAGGCGCTGGAGGACGGAGCCTCGTTCATGTACGTAGGACTGGAGCATAACCTCCTGCGTGACCTGGGCGAGCTTGTGAACAGTGCTGACTTCAGTTTCACGGGAGTGCCCGTGGGTGAAGAGGGCGAAATGATTTTGGGCTGGGGCCCAATGTTTGCAATCAATTGCAAGGAAGTATCATGAGCAAGCCACGTTTCTTTACCCATGTAGAAAAAGGCGGAAAGTACCGCCTTGTATGTGGTTCCATGGGCGCTGCCAGTCTCCGTGGTGAGACCCGTATCGTCTATGTAGACACCGTTACCCTCCAGCACTACCACCGCACCCAGGCAGACTGGGACAAATCTATGGTGCCGTGGGAGAAACCTGAGCATGACCCAGAAGTACCGCTGAAACGCGGTGTGCTGAACTGCCCCAATGAGGGCACCAAGTTGCACTTCGAACAGATTCATGGAATGCGGGTGGCCCGGGACGGCTTCTTGAATGCCCGGTGCCCAGACTGTAAAGCCGAGTTCCGCGTGGAACCCAACGAACCCTGCAATTGATTGCAAACCAGGAGAGCTGTATGCAAGTGAAGATGAAGAAGTTGCGTGAAGACGCGGTGACGCCAACCTACTCGACGCCGGGCTCGGCCTGTTTCGATTTGTCTGTTCCAACGGACGAAGGTGACCGCCATTCCGGGATCGGCACGCTGGCTGTGGATACGGGCTTGGCCTTTGAAGTGCCGGAAGGCTTCGCCATGCTGGTGTTTAGCCGTAGCGGCCAGGGCTTCAAGTCCAATACCCGTCTCGCCAACTGCGTGGGTATCATCGACTCGGATTACCGTGGCCAGCTCAAGGTCAAGCTCACCCGGGATGACGACGGGCCTCTGGTAGTGAAAGCCGGAGACAAAATTGCCCAGGCCCTGGTACTGCCGGTGGAACAAGTCCAGTTCCTGCTGGTGGACGAACTCTCTGATACCGAGCGTGGCGAGCAAGGCTTTGGTAGTACCGAACTCAGGGGCATGGCGTAATGGCTGCGCGTCGCAAGTACCTGTATCTGGTTGGGTTCTTTTCCAGCCAGGGCAACGGCACCGAGTTCATTGTTGCCAGCCGCCCCATTGCAGACCGGGCTGATGTGGAAAATATCCAAGGTCTGATTGCCGACCAGATCCTGAGCGACCAGATGAAGGTAAAGGACCAGTTCGTATCAATGACTGAAGTAGCAGTGTTCTCCTACCAGCTCGTTGGCACTCGATCCTGGCGCCGCTCCGAATACACAGCCACCCAAGACTTTGCAATTGATTGCAAGGTTTGACAAACCAGGGTAGTGAGGTACGATACTCACTACACCTAAATTCCAATGGAGTGATGTATGCCTATCAGAACCTTGAGCGAATTACGCGATACCGTCTCTGGTTTGCCCTCCCGGCAAGAAGAGTACATGGGTGCCATGCACCGTTACATCCGTACCCAGTCCGTGTTGGTGCTTATCGAAGAGCTGGTGAATGTCCAGCACTCCGATGACAAGGCCGTGGATTCCTTTGCCCACGTCATGAAGGCCAAGCTGGAGGTATCCCGCCGTAAGGGTCGTGGTGGCTGGGAAGACTGTGATCCAGAAGACCTGTCCAAAATGCTGTGGGAACACATGGACAAGGGTGACCCGGTGGACGTGGCCAACTTCGCCATGATGATCCACCTCTTGGGCGCCAGCATTGGCCGTAACCCGGCAGAGAGCCTGGACCTCGAAGTCCTGTTGTCCAAGTACCACGAAACGGTGTGGGAAGCCGGACGCCTGACAGACAGTGATGCCCGGGTGGACTACGACAAGGCAGGGGTGCTTCTAGCCAAAGACATCATCAAGTTGCACAAGGCAGTTACAGCCAACCTGCAAGATGCACTCAACCAGCTGAAGGAAGCCCAGGGCTGGAAAGAAGCGGTGCTGGATGCCCTGGTGATCAACCATAGCCTGACCATCAACCACGAACGAGACCCGCGTAAGGCCCTGGCCGATCTGATTGCAATTGAGTGCAAGATGGCTCTCGACCCTTCGATCTCGGTTGAGGCTGGCCAGGGTAACTTCGAGTTGTTTGGCTACTCGTACCGTCATGACTTTGAGCATGACAACGGGATTGACAAGAACTACCAGGATTTCCGCACAGCCGACTGGGGGCATCCAGATACCTTTGGACGTAAGATCTGGGACGTACAACGGGTCTACCGGGTGGTCAAAGAGGGTAAGCACCCGGCCCTGGTATGGCTACCCATTGCCGACATCAAAGACAAGTACATCCCAGGCATGTTCCTGTACGGACCAGAACTGGTATGTCCAGACTTCAATCCCGAAGGCGTGGTCGAAGGGCATTGGGTTGACGACATCGGCTGGCAAGGTGCGGTGTGGAATGGTTACAACGACGAGTGGGAGACCAAGACCATCAACCCCACCCACTTCATGCTGAAGCCCAAGGCTCCGGGGAACTGATATGAAAATCCCTCCAGAATTGCATGACACCTACAAGGTCGGTTTTGACTGCAACCTCCAGGTAACGGTTGGCGAGCTACGGGCCCTGGTAGCAGAGCTGAACACCTTTAAAGCGCCAGCGCTCGCCGCCACGCCAGAGCCCGCAGAAACGCTTTCGTTCGAGTTCGAACACCCACAAGACAAAGAGCGCCGAACCGTTACGCTGACAAAAGCTGAAGTAGCTACTGCCATGAGTGACGAATTGTTCGAGAAACTGACGGCGCTGTTCTGCCAGTGCGAGTCAGTAGGCGAAACGAACGTAGTTGACTGCAACTGCATGGACTACACCGATGACTTCGTGTTGGTAGAAAGTACATCCACTCCTGAGCCCGCAGTACCTCGCTGGTACAACGGTAACGCCGAGCACACGCTGTCGAACGAAATCACCATCAGTGAGCCCGTCAATGAAGATGGCGAGCCGACACGGTACATCATCAATCAGCAGCAATTGGAGCGGATACAGGCGCTCGAATATGCGATGGCTGAGCGTAGTGGCGAGCCGGTGGCGATAATCAATGAGGGTGACGAAGGTCTGTTTGCCGAATTCATCTACGGCGAGGACGGCAGTCCATTGAAGCGCGGCGACAAGCTGTACCGCCATACCTCCCCACCGGTATGGCTGCAACGCTTGCAGGAAATCAGTAAACTGAACGGAGAGCAGTAATGCATTGGGCTTTTATTGTCTGGACCTGTCTCGCCTACATGGAACCACAATGTACGGTGAAGAAGCAGTATTGGGCCACGGAAGAACTATGTGGCAAGGCTAAAGACCGGTATGTGGAGAAGCTGATAAAAGATAAGCCCCGCGCCAAAATCGTTTACTTCTGCAAAGAGCAACTGTAACTCCCTCCTGCAATCAATTGCACGGTGGCCCCGGCCTGATTAGACTCTGCTGAGTTGAATTGCCGGGACGCCACCATGACTGCCTCACTCACCCACAAGCGCGGAAATACCCTGGTACTCACCGGGGAAGTTCGCGTGGACGGGAAACTGCAAGAACTCCAAGGTTGGTCTATCCGCGCCCAGGTCCGTAAGAAGGATCTCCTGGTAGAAACGCTGACCGTGACCAAAAGTGAAGAGTTCATGGGCCTGTATGTTCTGACCAGTGCGCCCAGCACCGCGCTGTGGCCGTTGGGAGACCTGTGCTTCGACGTCGAGTACACCAACACCGTGGGCCAGATCGTTTCTACTGAAACCGTTACCTTTCACTGCGTAGCAGAGGTGACCAAATGAAGGTAGAGACCCGGTTCATCCACGGCGGGCTGTCCTGTGTGACTGTGGTCAATGGCGGGGTGTCTGAAACCTCGTTTACAGGCGGCTTTGTCGGAACCCCACCCCCTCTGTCTAACGTGTTCATCAGCCAGGACGAAGATAATCGCCTGGAAGAAGGCACGGATGGCGGTCTGTATGTAAGCAACACATTTGCCCCCGATCCACTGATGACCTACCTACTTGCCCGAGGATAAAACCATGTCTATGGACGCTAAAATTACGCTGTTGGCCCAGGCTGTCGGCGGCGATGTAAAGAACCTGATCAACAAGATCGGTGACACTACTGCGCTCAACACTACTGCGAAGGGCAACCTCGTAGCGGCTTTGAACGAGGTGTACGCAGCCATTGGTGGCGCGGGTGCCCAGATCAATGACAACGCAGGTAACGGTGACACTCTCGTCACTTGGTCTGCCGACAAGATCTTCGACTCGATTGCCCTGGCCAAGACTGAAATCCAAACGGCTATTCTGGGTGGCGCGTCGGCGGCTTACGACACGTTGAAAGAACTCCAGGACCTGCTGGAGGGTGATGCTGCCCAGCTTGCTACCCTGGCTTCGGCGATCAACAACCGCGTACGTTTCGATGACGTGCAGACCCTGACTTCTGCCCAGAAGCTCCAGGCTCGCTCCAACATCGACGCCGTGGCTACAGCCGACGTTACTTCGGCAATCACTGCTGCTGTTGGCGACACCAACCACGACTTCGTGGCCGATTACACTGCTGCTAAGGCGTAACCCATGAGCCTGACGACCCGAGTTACTGCGCTGGCTCAGTCCGTTGGGGCAGACATCAAGTCCCTGCTTTCAGGGCTCAGCGGGAAAGTGGACAAGGCGACAGGCTTCGGCCTGTCTTCCAATGACTACACGACCACTGAAAAGACAAAGCTGGCAAATCTGGCTGGGTACGGGATCACCGTGCTTACCATCCCTGCCGGGGGCGCCGTAGACCTGAGCACCACTACCACCAACGTGGTGAGTCTGTCGGGCAACGTAGCCATTGCCTCTTTCGGGACCATGCCGGAAGGCACTACCCGAATTCTTCAATTCACTGGAGCGGGCTCTGCTCGGGTGTTGACCAGTAGCGCCAACATCGTCATCCCAGGCTCCATTGACTTTCAGTGCTTGGCTGGAGCCTCTGTGATCCTCCATTCCCTGGGCTCAGGAGTGTGGAAGGTAGATGGGGCGATCCATGCTGACGGTACAGGCATCATCGGGTTTGCCGGGGGTACTCTGACCTCTGCGTTGGGTGAGGCTCCACCCGTAGGCCTGTCTGTAGACGCCAGCGGAGTTCTTGGCTACAACACCCTGGCCAACACGGTTTTGGTTTCTCATGCCAGCGGTGCCGGGGGCGTGTTCAGTTCTATGGCCGTGCCACCCACTACCGGCATCCGCCGCCTGCTGATTTTCCAGGGTGCATATGCCCTGACACCGAGTTCCACCCTGCTTGTCCCAGGCAATGCCGCCCTCACTACCGCCTCGGGAGACACCGTAGAGGCTGTGTACTTGGGTTCCAACGTATGGCGGCTGTTCAACTACCAGAAAGCCGGTAGCCCGTCTTCTACTGCCGTGAGTGTGGTTGAGGTACAGGCCACTGCTGCCAGCCAGACCAGCTTCACCATCCCAGGGGGTTATATTGTTGGGACAGCCAGCCCAATTGTCTGGTTGTCTGGCGCCCTGCTGGAAAAATCCGAGTACACGGCCACCAACGGCACGACAGTTGTCCTTACCACGGCATCAACTTCGCTGGCTGACAAGATGACGGTGATGTCCTTCACCACGTTGTCTATGCTGGCTACAGCGATGGTCGGATCGTCTGCCAGTGCTGCCGGTGTGGCTGGTCTTGTGCCCACCCCCGTGGCGGGAGATCAGGTTAAGTTCTTGAGAGGTGATGGGACCTTCGCTACAGCCGGGTCTTCCGCAGCCATTGGCGATGTGCTGTATAGCGCCTCCCCTACTACGCCGACCAACCACGTATTGCCGAGCACGGTTTACACCCAGGCTGCCTACCCAGAACTTTTTGCAATCGTCGGCAACATCGAAGCGAATGCCGAGTATGCAGCGCGGACTACGATTACTCCCTGGGCTACAGCTACCCAGTCTGGCGTAAATTCCATGGCCTCCGGGCAAAGCAAAGTGCTGGTTGCTGTAGGAACCACGACGAGTTCAGGTTTGGGCGTGGGGAGGCGTAGCACGGATGGCGGGGTTACTTGGACCAACATCGCCACCCTCACTGGCACCGGGATACCAGCCCTTGGTCAAGTAGCCACTGATGGCGCAGGGGTGTGGGTTGTTACGGTTCCGGGCGGGGCTCGGGTGTATCGCAGTACCGATAACGGAGTTACTTTTACCGCCATCTACCCTACTACTTTTGCACCCTGCCGGGCCATCGATACGGACAAGAAGGGCGTATGGGTAGCCTGTAGCGACACGGGCGGCCAAGGGTATCGCTCCACTGATAATGGCGCGACCTGGACTGCGGTAGGCGCTACACCGGGTGGTGTTCCCGTAGACTTGATCGTCTCTGACGGAATCTCCGCGTGGTTTACTGTGTCTCCGAGCTTTGCAGGCATTGGCGGCTCGTACGATAACGGCACCAGTTGGACCATGACTATTTCCTGTGCAGCGCCAGCAACCACGGTGTACAGCGCTCAAGGCATGACTATCGCAGTGTGCCCAGGACTTGGCACACTTCTCACTACCGATGCTGGTATCAATTGGAAGTCCCTCAACCTGGAGGGCTCTCGCGGGGGCGGTCACAGCATCGTCATCACCCCCGAAGGCACCATAGTCATCTACACCGGCCCGTACCTCCGGGTCAGTTATGACAAGGGCGAGACCTGGACAGGCAGCCGAGTTACCACTTACGGGGCGATGTTCCCTATCTCGCACACGTTTGATTCCGATGGTAACTGCATTGCGCGTAACGACAAGACTACTGCTGACACTGCCGTGTACTACCGCCTGACTCGTAGCACAAACTACACCACGTCCACGCAGTTCAAGACACCGGCAGTGAAAGCTACCAAGGGCCTCAACGCCTATATCCGGGCCAAGCTGTAACCAGATTCCTGCAATCAATTGCAAAACCGCTTTCGGAGAAAGACATGCCTGGACAATCACGAAATCTGGCTAACCTTGCGAACCTGCCAGCAGATACCACAAAGCAGTACGCCTGGAGTGTCGCGGCCAATAGTTGGGTGCCCGTAGTTTCGGGGGGACAAGCCATTGGCGATATTCTGCTCACCACTCGTAAGCTACCGTCCCAGCTTAAAGCGACAGCAAGAACCACCGGGCTTGGTGCAGCCTGGACAGGAGGGGCGTACGGCGCAGGGGCATACGTCTTGACAGTTGGAACCGCTAGCACGACAGCTTTACGCTCTGTGGACGGACTAACGTGGACCCAACAAGCACTACCAGTGTCTGGTGTGTGGGCCTGTATCGCGTACGGAGCAGGGGTCTTTGTCTCCCTTAGCAACAATACAGCCGTAGCGGCTACGTCCACGGATGGCATCACTTGGGTACAGCGCACCCTTCCATCTACTCAATATTGGGCGACCTTGGTGTACGGTGGGGGCCTGTTTGTAGCGACCCCCTCGGCATATAACACCTCATCTACTGTTTTTGCTACCTCTACGGACGGCATTACTTGGGTGCAAAGAGCCTTCCCAGCGAGCATCAGCATTGCAGCTATTACGTACGGTGGGGGGAAATTCCTGGCAATTCTTGCCAATAGCGCGGTCTCGTACACCTCTGTAGACGGAATCACCTGGGTGCAGCAAAGTATGCCCCTGTCTGCGGCTTGGTCTGCTGTAGCCTATGGTAATGGTCTGTTTATGGCGGTAGCCTCGGGCTCGACTATCGTAGCTTCATCTACTGACGGTATTAGTTGGGTACAGCGTGTGCTGCCCATACAGTCCAGTTGGTATAAGATAGCCTTTGGCGGGGGTGTGTTTCTGACGTCCAGCCAAACTGGCGGTAATACAGCCATGACCTCGGACGGGGTAAATTGGGTATCCGTGGCTATGCCTACTGCGAATAACACGGGTGTTATCGTATTCGGCGGCGCTACTTTCTTAGTGGTCAGCACCAACAGTAACGCCCCTGGCAACTGCATCACGCTGGACATCGTACCCAATCTTGAGTACCTGCCCGCCAACACTGTGTACTTGCAGAGTAGCTACCCCGAGTTATTTTCTGTACTAGGCATTCTGTACAATTCATTAACTACCCAGCGCGCGCTGCCAGTTAGCGCAAATTGGATTGCCGCTACCTATGGCAGGTCAACCTCTAATGCCGGGTCGTTTGTAGCTATTGCGTACGGCTCGGCTATCGCTGCCACCTCCCAAGACGGCAGCGCGTGGGTGCAACGAGCGCTTCCTGTTTCCGCGAACTGGGCAGCCATTGCGTATGGTGCTGGGGTCTTTGTTGCAGTAGCCTCGGGCTCGGCTATTGCTGCCACCTCCACAAACCTTGGGGCGTCCTGGACACAACGCACTCTGCCAACTACGACTACTTGGAAATCTGTCACGTACGGTAACGGAACGTTTGTAGCCATTGCCCAAGACTCCACTATTGCGGCTACGTCCACGGATGGCATTACATGGGTGCAGCGCACCCTTCCCACACCCGTCTATTCCTGGACTCAGGTTATCTTCGGTAACGGCTTATTTGTAGCGATAGCCTACGGAGTACCCCTCTATTTAACTTCTCCAGACGGGATAACTTGGACGCAGCGGACTATCTCTGGTACTGCCGGGGATACCATCCTTTCCATCGCCTATGGCAATGGTGTATTTGTCGTAACCTGCGAGTACACAGATGGCGTTTATTACTCATCGTCCGGCACAGGAGGCTGGAACAGGGCGACTATGCCGGTTAGCGACGACTGGTATACCCTTGCGTTTGGTAATGGTGTATTTGTCGCAGCAGTCAATGGTACTGCCGTGGCGGCAACTTCGGTAGATGGGGCGACCTGGTTACAGCGAGTGCTGCCCGTGGCTGCTCCTTGGCAGGTCGGTGCGTATGGCGCCGGGGTTTTTGTAGAGCTGGCGTACGGTACTGCCATTGCCGCTACCTTCTTACGGGTTCCGTATGACGTAGCCACTCAATTCGTAACTCCAGAAGTTACGGTTAACGTAAACACGCAGGCTTATATCAAAGCGAAGGTACTATCATGATTACTTTGTACCTATGGGGTGCTGATTTTCTCTACAAAGGAACTGTAGAGGTAGACGAGTTTGGGCCTTTGCCGCTGGGAAGCACCTCTACCTCCCCTCCTGAGACGACCGGCACTGAGGTAGCAATCTGGTACGGTGAATGGGTTGTCTTGCCAGAAGCTCCAGCACCTGCACAGCCTGTTCCCCCAACCACGGAAGACATCACCGCCCAGTACGAGCAAGCTGTGCAGGCCAAGCTGGATGGTGCTGCCCAGGAGGCCCGCTACGACAGTATCTCTACCGCCGTGAGCTATGCGGAAGAGCCAGCAGTACCGAAGTTCCAGGAGGACGGTAAGGCTTTCAGGGAGTGGCGTTCCCTGGTGTGGGCGTATGCTTATGACCAGCTTGCCAAGGTCCTGAGCGGACAACGCACCCAGCCAACCGTGGAAGAGTTCCTGGCCGAGTTGCCTGCCTTGGTACTGCCATCGTGACCCCGGTCGGGAAGTTTTCAGGGAGACCGAATGTTCAGCAGATCAGTCGCTGGACTTTCCGCCTGAATGAGGACCTGACCTTCAATGATCCAGTGCATGGTCTTCGTACCTGCCCGGCTGGCTATGTCAGTGACTTGGCCTCCATCCGAATACTACGCAGGCTCTGTCAGTGGACCGCCTCCCTGGCAGTGGTAGCAGCTGTTCTGATCTTTGTTCTTGCCGCCCGCAAATGGGAATGGCTGGTGAGCTGTTTCGGGATTGCTTCTGTAGTGTTCCTGGCCCTGTACGCCATGGTTGTAGGGTACGGGATGGGTCCGGCCTTTATCCATGACTGGGAGTACGACCTAGCCCAGCTGTCCAGGCGGGACTGTGATGCCCTATTTGAGCGAGCCCTGCATACCGGTGATGGCACAGCTCGGTGGAGGTCACTGGGGTTGTTCTGGGCGGGCGTGCGTATTGGCGGGCACTGGAGCTACAACCAAACTAAGCCCAATTTGACAAACTAGGGCAACTAGATAGACTAACGGGAACTAACCCAACAATGGAGTGCATGTTATGGGTTGTCCAGAAGTTGAAATAAAGTTGGAAAAGTTAACTGAGCCACAGATATTACATGTGGAGCAGGCACTAGACTTGGAGTTGATGGTCTCAGGGTGTTACGGTTACGAAAGTGATAAAGAGCGGGGCCTGATGTTGGTAGAGCCCTTGTCAGCCCCGCCCTACGTCGTTCAGTTGCCGGGTACTCTGTACCGGTTCCATCATTCTCCAGGCGCACAGCTACTGGCCAGGAAGGCAGCGTGCCGGTTATTCGCACAGCTACAGACCACGACCAAGGTCTTTAAGGAAGCCACATGAAATCTCGTCGAGTAATACCGTTGAAGATCCGGGTCTTGTTTGCCTTGGTGTTTGTCCTCGTTGTATCAGTGTTCTTCATCGTCATGTTGGAGAAAGACGCGGGAAGCCCACCGCTGACCATGGTGAAAGACAAGTCGCTGGAGCCGGTGAAATAATCCTGCAATCAATTGCAAGGTTTGACAAACCAGATGCCTAAGGTAAGATAACCAAAGGCATCAAAACCCAATGGAGTGTGAAATGGCTGTATTCCTTGTTGAAATCCCTGACCTAAATGGCATGACTAAAAAGAACGCCGAAGACTACGTGCGTGTAGCCGTGCGCTCTTGGGCTGGGGGCTGTCACCCTGATCACCCGTTCTTTGGTCACCTGTCTCAGCCAGGGCAATTGAAGGTGAAAGTTCTCACTGCCCAAGAGGAACGGCTCTGGAAGGAAGAACAGAGGCTGGAAGATCTGGCAAAATCCATGGCCCACCGGAGACCCGGAGAGTGAACGGGGTATGGTGGTTCTGTGCCAAGAACAAATGGGGCGACCAAAGCCGGGTAGCTCACATCCTCCGTAACGGTGAGGCCCTGTGTGGCACCAATGCATTCGATGCTACCCACTCGGTACAAGGGCCCGAGGAACTGGGTGCCCAGCCCTGCAAACGCTGCACAGCGGGCTACAAGGCTCAGGGCCTATACCCAACCCTAGAGCCCCGTGACATCAAGCTCTATCGCCTGGGAGGGGGCAAGCTCAAGGACCGTATGTACATCGTCTGTATCGACGGGCGCTGCTATGAGTTCGACTACTACTTGTTCTGTGCCATAGGCAACATCAGGCCACATAACGAGTGCGTGGGTGAGCGCCGGTTGATCGTCAAGGATGACCACCTGAGTGAGATCGAAGGCGTTGAAGTCCACATCGGTGCGGGCTGGCAGCCAATCGGAGGTTGAGATGGTGAGGAAGTTTGCCAAGAAAGTAGTACAGGGCAAAGACTTCGAAGAGAAGGTTGCTAAAGAGCTGAAGTCCACGACGGAATTAAAGGTCCACCCCAAGTACAGCAAGCCAAAGCCAGGGGCACCCGCCCGCTCTGGGGTAATTTGGGCGGGAGACGAGAATGAATTCCTGGTGGAATGCTTCAACAGCGGGGATGACGCTGAGACTATTGCCCGCAAGCATGAACGTACAGTCGGCGCTGTCCTGTCAAGGATGATGACTTTCGGTCTGGTAGTGCAGGACGGAAAACACTTCGACAAATATTTCCGCAAAACCGGGGAGTTGTATTACGACAAGTCTCCCAATATGTTGTTTGGCGGCAAAGCACAACAGAAGGCGTTCAGTCATGGCTCTGAGTCTGCAAGTCCTGTGCAAGAGTAACGGAGCTGAAACCTGGAGGACAGTGAAGTCAGTGCGGCAGAAGCTGACGACTCCAAAGACCCGTAGCCAGGGAGAACTGCTGTACTGCTCCATCCGCTGGGTCAAGGTGAAATAGAAGGCCTTTGCAATCAATTGCACGGGCCTTTTGACTTTTAGCAGTCTACAGGTACGATAAAGACTTAAATACCTCCAATGGAAGGAGAGTGAAGTGGACGATTTTGATAAAGCTGTGATCCTTATTGGCCTACTGGTCGTCCATGCACTTTGGAGCCATTTGTCCAAGCGTCAATTGCGCCGGGCTCTGGCCTACCAGAAACTCAGGAATGCGAAGGCTTTTGCTGAAGTCAACAAGCTGAAGCCGTACTCCAGACCTGGCAATGCTCGCTGAAATGAGAGATAATTTGGATATACAACGGAGTGAATCCCATGGAAAACAGAAAAGAAAGACGACTGGCTCCCCGCCAGCGCCGGGCCTATGAACTGGCCACCCCAGAACAACGAGCTGCCCTTGCAGAATTCCGGGAACGGGTCGAGCAAGAGCGTGCAATCAATTGCAAGAAACGGAACTCACATGCCGACCAGTAAAGTCTGCCCGATTTGCGGTAACACGGATCTGGTGCATATTGGCAGCCAGAACATCAAGTTGTGCCCAGACCATTCTGAGCATGACATCCCATGGCACGTAGAAGACGGTGAACCTGCTGTCTTTGGCGGCACCACTCCCCAGCAGATTAAGGATGCAGAATGAACCCTATCACCCAGCAAAAGACCCCGCTGCTGTACAGCTTCGATCAGGCCCAGGCTGCCTGCTTCAAAGAGACTGGCAAGCGCCTGGAAAGCCACACTGTTTCCGAGCCTGAACTGGCCCAGATGGCGCGGGAAATGAAAGCTTGTGGTCAACTGCCAGTAGCGTTGATGCGCGTCAGCGACATGAGTCTGGTGCGGTTCATCCTGGAGCACGGTGTCACCTATCGTGGTGTGCCCGTGAAGATCGCCAGTCTGTTGGTGAAATAGCCTGTGAGGGTTTGCACTCAATTGCAAAACATTGGACAAACCCTAGGCATAAGGTAAGATACCGGTATAGACAAAATCTAAGGAGTAGATAATGAGTCTGGAAGCCGATATTCGCAGAGCCCTGAACCGTCACAAATCCAAGCTGGCAAACAAGCGCCCAGTCCTGGACCTCCCACCCAAGGTAGTCACCCGCGTAGAGTTGTCAGTCCGTAGGGGTGGCACTGGGATGATCCTGAAATTCCTGCATGAAGAACACACGCTGTCCCGTACCGTTGCTGAAATCGCCGCTGTGAAAGAAGCTGGCAAGCAAGGTCTGGTGCTGCACTGTGTCTTGGATATCCAACTGGTGGAGATTGAACGTGAAGTTGCCTCCGGGAAGTAAGATGACACCCCTGGCCCTGAAACTACCGGGCCAGATGGCTACGTCCCTGATTGTCGATGTGGAGGTGCCACCGGCCTTTGGGTTGCCTCTCCAGCATTACAAAGTCGGAATGCAGTTGCCATCCCTGAAGGACATGGACCAAACCCCACCTGACTACGTAAAGAAGGTCATAAACATTCAGGCCCTGGACACCTACCTGGGCAAGATGCTGGAGAACGTATCAATGATCCCGACCAGAAAACGGTTGGCCAGTATCTTGGTAGACGCAGAGAAAGAGTTCGGTGGGCAGGCTACTCCCATGCAGCTTGCAGACTTCATCCTGCTTGCTCTGGCAGAGTACCCTGACTCCTTGGATAAGAATGCGCTGGAGAAAACCCGGCATGACCTGAAAATGTCCGAGGTATCCATCAACGGCATGGCGGAGATGCCTGGGGACCTAGAATCCCTCAATGTCCTCGCGGCAACACGGTTCTATCACCGTAATATGGCTGCGAGGTTGAAGAAAGAAATCTTAGGGGGCTGAGATGTACTCTGAAGACGAAGATGAGTTGCGCCAGCAGGTACTGTGGCAACGTAGGCAAGAGCGGGAGATGGCCCAACACCCAGACCCGCGTGATCCCGATTACCCTGACCAGGAAGAAGAATAATGGCGAAGAAAGCAGTAGTGAAACTCCCAGAAACTGAAGAAGAGTGGATCAAGCTCTGCCTCAGTAACTTTGAAAGCACCCGCCTTACAGACCCAGCATCGTTATCAGAGCCCACCTGGACTCTGTGGCCGGGCATGAAAGTGGAAGTTGGTAATCTGGTGGAGCCTGAAGTAGTGGCCACTGCCCACGATGGCAAGGTGATTGTGATCAAGTGCTTGGACAAAGGTGAGAAGTACGGGAGACCATTTGACGACGGAATCAAGTACGGGGCGTGGCCTTGGACTGATGTGATCCCGCTGGATACCAGGGAAGACACCACCATGATTGGCCGTAGCTGGATGTGGCCGTTCTCCAACCAGCACGTTGGTAGCGCCTTGAGCAGCATCCAGCGCTGGGGCTACATCGACAATCCCGACTACCAGCGTGGCTATGTCTGGACTGAAGAAGACCGGGTGGCCTTGATGGATAACATCGCTGCTGGTTACCCGATTGGCAGTTTCATCTTCAAACACCACAAGTGGCCTGAAAACCGTACTGAAATCATCGACGGTAAGCAGCGCATCAACGCCATCCTGGACTTCATGGAGGGGCGTTGGTCCTGGCGCGGCAAGTTCTGGTATCAGCTGTCCTATATGGACCGCCACAACTTCGAGGACAGGGCTGTAGCCGTTTGCACTCTGCCGGAGAATGCCAGCCGGGCTGATTGCCTGAAGATGTTCCTGGCCTGTAACGCTGCCGGTGTGGCTCAGACCCAGGAACACATCGCCCACGTAGAAGCCCTGTACAAGGCTGAGCTGGAGAAGCAGGCATGAGCACACGGACGGCCCAGAACGCGATGTACGCTACGTTGTATCAGCTGTGCAAAGATAGAGAACTGGACTTTTCGGAACCCGCCCCAGGCCACTTCCAAATCAAAGGCCAGCTGCTGGTCAACTACTACCCGTTCAGCAGCAAACGCACGGCCTATGTTGCAGGCACGGTGAGAGGCAAGCATGACGTGTCGCCCCTGGAGGCCGTGGAGATGGCTAACCGGGCTCCAGCTATTGTTCCGAAGATGGACCGTGCTCGGCGCCGGAGCAAAGAGAGCAGAGGCCACCGGCAGGCCCTGTTGGACAAGGGTGTAAATACCTGTCGGTGGTGCAACTGTGAGGTGACTATCAACACCTCGACACTGGAGCACATCATCCCCCTTGCCAGGGGAGGACTGGATGGTAGGAACAACATGACCCTGGCCTGCCAGCCCTGCAATGTCTCCCGCTCCCATGACATGCCAGAGCTTACGGTAGTGCAATCACCGCCTAAGTTTCTGGAGGCTCCAGTGGAGTTGCCGGTGGTGGAGAAACCAGCCGTGTTGATACCGCGTGAAGAGATCCCTTTCACTCCGATGGTGTTTGCCGAGGACCCGCCAATCATCGACTACGCGGCGGTGTCCCGCCTGCCATTGATTGAGCAGAAGGTGATCCTCCAGTTGCGGGAGGCTGACGCTGCTGGCCGGTACATGGATGCTGAAGCCCGGATGATGCTGGAAAAGTCCCGGAAGAATTACTGGCTGTCGGCCAAGTCGAAGGCCCGCAAGGAGCTGGCGAAAGTCCGGGTGTATTTGAAACTGGTGAACATTGCTATACACAAGGAAGAAGACTTCGCCTACGGCACGTTGCTCAAAACTGTAGCCAAGGACATGTTGCCACCTGATACTTACCGGGCTCTGATGACAGAGCATAAACGCCGGATGGCCCGAGAGAATGTCTGAGTCAGTGGAGGCTGTTCTGATGGCCCTGGCCGCAAAGGGGCATAGTAGGACCTCAGCCTTCAAAGAGTTTGGGTGCAGCTGGCACACGTTCAGGCAAGTGGCAGCTGACTACCCACACATCAAATGGCGCCGATTCCCGGGTCCGAAAGCCCAGAAGATCCTGGAGGGTATGAAACGTGAGTGAAGAACAGAAGGCTACTGGTGGGTCAGTTGGGTACTACAAGCTGTTTGTGCCCGAGCCTGCCAACTTGCCAGAGCCCTACACCTGTGAGTGTGAGGACATCATCAACGCTTTGAACATGACGTTTGCCGAGGGCAACCAGTTCAAGGCTATCTGGCGTTCTTGCGCTGCCAGGGAGCAGGACTTGTTCAAGCCGGGCATGGACAAGGACGGCGTATACGACGCAGAGAAGATGGTGTATTACAGCCTTCAGACCCTGAAGCGCCGTGTACGCCTGCGGGATGCTCGCGTGCAATCAATTGCAAAATCATTGGACAAACCTAGTACCTAAAGTACGATACAACTTCAAACCAAATCCACCCCGGAGGCAGATATGAAGCATTCCGAGTCCCAAAAGATCGTGTTCTTATGGCTGCCCCGTTGGGTGGTAGTTGGTGATAGTCAACAGGTGCGGTGGTTGTGCCGCGCCATGCAGTCCAAGACCCGCTGGAGTACCGAGTATTTCTCGCTGCCCTGCTGGTACAACTCCTAACTTTGCAATTGAGTGCAAACCATGACGAAGCCGTATCTCGCCTGTGACGCTGACCTGGATAAACAGAAATTCCCCGTAATTTTGATGCCGAAGATTGACGGCGTGCGGGCCCTGGCTCTGGACGGGCCATTGACAGGCCGGTCGTTGAAGCGCTTCCCCAACGTCTTCGTGAACCGTTGCTTTGACCGCTTTGAGTACAACGGCTTCGATGGTGAGCTGGCTCTCAAGGGTATGTCCACCCACCCGGACTTGTGCCGAGGCACAACCTCGGTGACCAGTAGCAAGGACAAGACGAACGCCCTGGACTGGTGGCTGTTCGACTACCTGACTCCTGAATCCCGGAGCCTGCCCTATATCGACCGCTTGGCCCTGCGAGACATCCGCTACAACGAGCTGAAAGATAAAGGTCTTGCAGACAACCTGCGCCTCGTTCCCTGGATCATCGCCAAGACCAAGGAAGAAGTGCTGGCAATGGATGACCTGTGGCTCTCTGAAGGCTACGAGGGCTCGATCATGCGAGCACTCGACCTGCCACACAAGGAAGGCCGTAGCACCGTGCGAGAAGGTGGCTACCTGCGCATCAAGGGTTTCATGGAAGCCAACGCCATGGTGAACGAAATCACCGAAGGCAATAAGAACGGGAACGTGGCTCAGAAGAATGAGCTGGGCAAGACCTTTCGCACCAGCCACCAGGAGAACATGATCCCGAATGGCATGCTTGGCAACATGCTCTGCACCCTGATGGAAGACGTGTTCGACGCCCACTCGAAGAAACTGTTGCTGAAGAAAGGGGACAAGATCACGGTGTCTCCGGGTAACATGACCGAGAAGGAAGCCCTGGACTTCTGGCAGAACCCCGGCAAGATTGTCGAGAAGGTCATCAAGTTCAAGTTCTTCCCCAAAGGGATCAAAACCAAGCCTCGGTTCCCGACCTGGGTTTGCATCCGTGACGACTACGATCTGGTGGACGAATGAGCAGAATACGGATTCTGGGAGCTGAACGGGTTGCCTTGTTTTGCATGCTGTACGGCTCTATCGCCACTCTCGAAATCGAGGCGCCTCCACCTCTGAGTATTGACCTGGGAATCCGAGTCAAGAAAGGCAAAGGTGAGCGCAAGCGTAATAAGGGCAATCGCTGGGGCTAATCATTTGACAAACCCTGTAAATATGAGATCATACGGGTAAGGAAAAACCCAATGGAGTGCGGTAAATGTCTTTAAATATCCAGGCTTTTGGTCTCAAAGGCTACAGCGTTGAAGAAGAATCGGTAGAGGTCCTGGGGGGTAAAGGCGCCGGGTTGGTGAAGATGACCCAAGAAGGTCTGCCCATTCCTCCTGGCTTCGTGATCCCGACGACCAACTACGCAGAGTTCTGCAAAAACCCCGACAAGTTCATGACTAAAGTGCGGAAGGAGATCAAGCCTTATCTGAAGGCTCTCCAGAAGCACTTTGGCTACATGCCTCTGGTGTCGGTGCGCTCGGGGGCTCGCGTGAGTTGTCCCGGGATGATGGATACGATCCTGAACGTGGGTCTGGACACCGGCACTTATGAAGAATGGTCCAAGCGCATTGGCGAGGAATGCACCAACGACAGCGCCTGTCGGTTGATTGAAATGTACGGCAGTGTAGTGGCCGGTATTCCCCGTGAACACTTCGAAGGCCTGGACCTGAATAAACGGTCGGACCTGTACGAAGCACACGCCGAGGAAGAATTCCCGGATGCCGAGGAACAGATCCTGGGCTCTATCAAGGCAGTGTTCGAAAGCTGGCAGAATCCTCGGGCCAAGATCTACCGGGACCTGAATGGCATCCCTGAAGAGTGGGGCACAGCCGTGACAGTCCAGGCCATGGTCTTCGGCAACATGGATGACAAGTCCTGCACTGGTGTCCTGTTCACCCGTAACCCTGACAGCGGCGAGCCGTATATCCTGGGTGAGTACCTGATCAAGGCTCAAGGCGAGGACGTGGTGGCTGGCATCCGCACCCCAGACCCGTTGCAGCAAATGGAAGCCTGGAACCCTCAGGCGTACCACCAGTTGATGCATACCGTGGCCCAGCTGGAAGAGCAGCGCAAGGACGTGCAGGATGTTGAATTCACTGTACAGTCCGGCCAGCTCTACATCCTGCAAACCCGGAATGCCAAGCGTAGCGCCAGGGCGGCGGTGAGACTGGCCTTGGATCTGTGCCAGGATTACTCCCTGACCTACAAGGCGGCGCTGAAGCGGGTTACAGCCAAGCAGTTCGACACGGCTCAGATGGCGATCCTGGACCCTAACTACCTGAACGTGGCTGATTACGTGGGAATTCCCGCCTGTTCTGGTGTTGTAAGCGGAGTGATCGTCACCTCATCGAAAGCTGCAATCAATTGCAAAACCCCGTGCATCTTGGTGACCGCTGAAACTACCCCGGATGACATTGGGGGAATGAATGCTGCCAAGGGTGTGCTGACCATGACTGGCGGCGCCACCTCCCACGCAGCGGTAGTTGCCAGGGGCATGAACAAGCCTTGTGTGGTTGGGCTCGGTGCCGACATCAGCTTCTTTGTCGAGGGCAACACCGTCTCCATTGATGGAGCCACCGGCAGGGTATGGATGCACGAAGTACCCGTTATTGACGGCAGTGCCGACCCGTACATCCAGCAGTTCAAGGCCATGATGTGGGCTGCAATCAATTGCAACGAGATCACCCGTGAACACAAGCTGGTCACCAACGGGGTGCTGTTGCGGATGCCAGAGCTGCTGTTCATGCCGGTACTCGAAGCCGTGGACTACGTGAAGAAGGCCCTCAATGAGAGCTTCGACCTGACCCTGGACTTGTCGAGAGCCCTTGGGCATGAGGAACAGCAGTTCTTTGCTCCCTTCCGCTCGGAGGATCACGACAAGTCCAAGGATATAGCCCTGATTGAAATGTTGGAGTCCAGCCTCACTGAAGACCAAAAGAAAAAGCTAAGGGTGCTGACCCCATGGAAAACCAAACTCAAAACCGTGGCCTCCGCCAAAGATCTTGAGCAGCTGGTAATGGCAGAACAGGATGTGGTCTGGACGGGTAAACCGACAGAAGCCGTGACTAAGGTGCTGGAATGGAAGCTAAGCCAGGGGATCAAGATCGTGAGCTTCGGGGTAGTGACTGAACATGGCTACATTACCGAGCGCCAGCTGATTGCTGAGTTGCTGGCATGATGCCTATAATGCCGGAAATATCTAACCGGCAGAAAGCACATGGTCAGAACGGAGTGTCCAAAGTGTGGGTCGCCAAACGCGCGGTACACCACAAGCAATGGAGTGGATTTGACCCTTCAGTGTATGTGTGGATTCCAGAAAGTGGTGTACACACAGTTGGAAAACATGAAGATCCTGCGCACGGACACCCGCGAGGACATCAAGTTACCCAAGAGAGACACGAAGCTGTGGAACACCCTGAAGGTTCTCACAGCGTTGGAAATTGCGAGTTCTGCCGAGGTCACTCAGACCCTGGCGGATCTTGGAAACATATTTTCTGTTTCGGATGTGTCCAGTTACCTGACAATCCTGAGAGCGAAGGGTCTGGTGGAAGCACCGGAGTCCAGGCGCGGAGTTCAGGGTGGCAGTACCTGGAACCTGACATCAGCGGCTAAGGGTCTATTAGGAGTATAGAATCATGGCACTTTCACTTGGCGTATCCGTAGGTAGCATGATCACCATCGGCACTAATGCCCTTCATGTCCTGGACATCGAAGACGGCACGAAGATCAAGATCCAGATCAACGCTGACGCCGAATACACCATCAACGATCAAGAGCGCCAGGAGGTCCTGCCTGACGTCTTCATCAGTTGCGGTGTGTCTTCCCCTACCAGGGGTCACCGGACCAGCCGCCTCGCTATCGAAGCTCCCAGGAGCATCCAGATTGACCGGGCAGGCCGTCATGCTTGAATTCAGCCCCCAGGTAACCCATGTCTGCCTGTCCCTAAGCCTGAAGGTTGAAGACGTGAGCGATATGGTGAAGAAGGCTGCTGTCCTGACTCATGAGCGTGGCAACCGGAGATTCCACGGCTGGATCTTCGAGGTAAAGGGCGACCGGGTTTCCCGCATGAGCCAGCTGGACGACGTTGTTGTATACCGAAAGGGCTCCCAGGCTCTGACGGTGCATGAAGAATGCCCAGACTGCTTAGGTCTGAGTTGTGCAAAATGTGGCTGGGCCGGAGAGGTCAAAGTCGAATATTCCTGAAGTCCCGTTTGAAACAATGGAGTGACACATGCTTGGTCAATTGCAAATCCCGCTGAACTCGAAACAATACTTCACCCTGACCGGTGGCCCGAGCCATGAGGCCCGCGATTACCCGGAAATGGAATTCGTCAAGATGGCCAAGGAGATCAACCTCCCGTGCTCGATCAACATCCCCACTCGGGACTTCAGTGTCCCTGATCCGGTGGATTTGTCCCGTGGCCTGCGTGAGGCTGTTGACTTCATCCTGGCTGGCAAGCCTGTATACGTAGGCTGCATGGCAGGCAGAGGCCGCACCGGGCTGTTCCTGGCTGTCCTGGCTCGGGCATTCGGGGTGGAGAACCCCGTGGAGTACGTGCGCGCCAACTACTACCCCCACGCCGTGGAGACGGCAGACCAGTACAAGTTCGTCATGGAGTTCAAGATCCAGGATGTGATCCTTGATCGTATTGCGGCAAAACGCCGGTGGGCGTGGCTGTTCTTTTGGCGTAAATCTTTGACAAACTGACCAAATTTGGTAAGATACGCCTAAGAAACAAATCCAATGGAGTGAGCCATGTTACACGGCAAATCGCAGACTTTGAGCTGGTATTCGGAGTCACCGTACATCCGACCCGTCAAGCTGATGTCCACGCCATCAAAGGTTCTTGCAATCAATTGCAAAGAGTTCTGGAAAGGTAAAGTCGAGAAGGGCGGGCTGAATAAAGCCGTACCTGAAAGGGAAGCCCTAGACTTCTACGCCATGAACCATTTGATGGCTGTTGTGAAAGCCGAGTTCACGCCGAACGAACCACTTCCTGAATGGGCTGCCAAGGTGGCCCAGATTTACCATCAGGTTCTGGAGCGCCAGGGTACTCGGATGTTGTTCTACATGATTCTGATCACCGTGCGTGAGTCCCGGCATATCCATGACCACAGCACGGATGCATTCTGGGCCAAGTACAAAGAGCTGTACGGTATGGAGACCTTTGACTTCAACCGGGAAATCCGGGGGAAGGGCTCTGATGCAGCGGCCAATGCCTTTGTTGAATCTAATATGGAGACCAGCATTGGCGTCCTGTCGTCTGGCATCACCTATATGTTCAACAACGGAAAGTTTGGTGGTGGCTACGGCGGCAAGCCCTGGGGCCTGATCTCTCAGACCCTGGAGCATATGCTGCATGGGAAGACCAGCATGGAAGTGATGCTGGACACTTCGTACACCCTGGCCCACAACAATGGCCCGATGTTCAACAAGGGCATGCTGTACGAACATTTTGGGCAGGGCCTGTACACGATCCTGGATGTACAGCGCTCTGGTCAGATCCCGGAAATGATCCTGAACTCAGAGTGCCCAGTTGCTTGTTCTCAGGATGTGTTTTACTGCCTGGATGTGGTGAACAAGCTGAAACCGCATCTGTTTGGTTCGGAAGTGAACTGGCAGCAGGTGAAAGACCTTGGCGCTCTTCACAACTACGACTCGAAGATCAAGGAACAGCAGTCCAAGTTTCCGCCGAAACCGCCAGAGCCAGAAAAAACGAAGTCCGGCTTTCTTGTCACTGGGGCCTTCCCGGTCATGCCAGGGAAACAAGCCAAGATTTTCATCCGCAAGAAAAAACTTGAAACCAATGGAGTGTGAACTTGAAACATTATGACGATTTGCTGGGGTTCTCCAGCGGCAGCCCCTCAGGTGGTAAACCCACAGGCTTTGCAAAGTGCTACAGCACTCACCCTGGCCTGAAGATTGGTGAGTTCGAAGTCTTCGGTGGCAGCTGTTCCAGCCCGGTTGTTTTGGATGCCGACATCTACATTGGCTTCGACTACAGCATGTCGTTCAGCAAGGGTCACTGGCCCTGGGCCAAGACCTCGGAAGAAGTGTATTTCCAGATCAAGGACATGCACGCGCCGTCAAATGCCGCTGAGTTCAAGCAGCTGGTGGGTTGGGCCGCTGGGCAGATCCAGGCAGGAAAGAAACTGCATGCAGGCTGCATTGGTGGCCATGGCCGCACCGGAACCTTCCTGGCGGCGCTGGTTACGTTCATGACCGGCGAGTTGGACAGCATCACTTACGTCCGTAAGCACTACTGCAAGAAGGCCGTGGAAACCCATGACCAGATCGAGTTCCTGAACAAGCACTTCGGGATCACGAAGGTAGAGGGCAGCAAGGCCTATGCTACGACGTCCTGGCCCAAGACCACGATCTCCCCGAGCACCCACTCGAAGCCTAAGAGCACGTCGGCTCTCGGGACTGGCTTCTCCGGCAAGCCTTCTGGTGTAAAAACCATCGACCCAGTAGCCTCTAAAATGACTATCTGGGCTGTTAAACCCTGACTCCTATTTGACAAACCTACCAAATAAAGCGAGAATACACGGGTAGGATAAACCAATGGAGTGAGCCCACATGGGGATCAAGTTAAGTATGAATCCTGTAGATTTTTTCGAGAAGATGGCCCCTGATCACTCGGTGACTTATAAGGCCCTGGTGAGTGCTGGGATTAAAGCGGAGATTGGCTTCTACTCCGTGTCGATGAACAACAACGGCTCGGTGATGAAGATCAACACTTCGGTCTCCACCAGCTCGCTGTTAAAGGGAAACGCGCCAGAAGCCACTTTCATTATCTCAGCAAAATTGGTGCAGAAGCTGCTGGCTGACTGCGCTGATCAGTGGCTCCAGGGTAATGCCGTCCTGACCTATGACCCTGACGCTTTGGTAAAGCCCAAGGTGAAACCTGAAGTCACCGAGGCATCTGCCGAGACTGTGCAATCAATTGCAAAACTGGTGGGTGAAGATCTCAAGACCAAGGTAACGGGAATCGACTACAGCAACGAGTTCGGCCCGTCCAAGCCAGTGATTGGCCCAGCCCCAGTTCCCTCTATGTTTGACGCCGGGCCCAAGAAGGTAAACCTCAAAGACGTTGTGCAGCTGCGCACAGCCTCAGTGGTCGGCCAGATGACTCGGGGCACCAGTCCAGGTTCTATCTACCGGGCTGTAGCTATCTCCCAGCGCCTGAAAGTGGCTGCCCGAATCAACGGTTCCGAGGTGTCCTTGCGAGCTGAAGGCGTACCCAACGCTTTCGAGAAGGGTAAGTTGAAGGCTCTGGGCTTCTCGGAGACAGCCAGTCTCACTGACAACGGTTACTGGTCGGTTCATCTGGATTGCACTGGCATCCCATCGCCCCGAGTGATTGGCGCGGTGTTGATGGACCTCGGTATCAGCTTTGACCAGCAGGCCAAGAACCTGAAGGAAGCCCAACTTGAAAATTAATTCCCCGGCAGCTGTGAAGCTGTTGCAGCTCCTGATCGACACGCCCGTTGGCGCCGCCTTCAACCTTCCATCCCCAATCCCAGCGCTGGCCGGGGAAGAAGTCCAGGCCTTTGTGGTTGAACATGAAGACGACAACTGGACCCTGGCCTGCTACTGGATGGGCGTGTCCATCGGTGACGTGTCCGCAAGTGTCCAAGGCAAGAACCTTGTTCTGGAGCAGGTATGAAGCTGAAGGTCATCATTACTCGGGTGATTGAGGTAGGGTTGCCAGAAGGCATGACCACCTCCGATGCCGCCAAGGTCCTGCATGCCAATGTCGGCGCCCTGACGGACAACCTACCCTTTGAACCCCTGGTGCAAGGCAGTGAGCTTGTACTCCTGACCGAAACCACTACTGTTAAGGTGATCCAATGAGCCATCATATGGACTCTATGCTGTACCCCGTGGCTGATATCCTGGGTGCCCGCTTGACCCTTACTGACCGAGGCTTCACCGGGGCAATGTCCAAGGAGATGAAGCTGGGTGACTGGTCAGTGAACTTTGGCGGGCCTATCCACTCCGTTAACTTCACCTCGGAGTGCGTGTCGGCCACCATGAAGCTGCGCAAGAACCTGCACCTGTACCTCTGCGTGACCAACCAGGGCTACAACGTAAACGCTATCCTGTTCGACGGCACCAAGGTTGATGGTCTGAAAGATGGCGTGGTCCCAGGCAGCCCGAAGAAAGTTTTCGAGGCAGTGACCAAGGCTGCGGTAAAGTTCCTGAAGTTCGATAAACCTTCTTCGAAGTGGAAACCAATCAATGCTTTTAATCTGGACTAAAGACCCGGCTGCACGGGTGCTGTCAGCAATCGGTGGGCGGTTGAAGCAGTACCCGGACCTGGAGTACGAGATCTGCAACAACTTCGCGTATCTCCCGGATCGTCCTGACCTGAAGGCTGTTCTCACGTTGGGTAATGACCCCATCACCTACCTCCAAAACATGAAGGTGCTACCCAAGAACAGGACGATCACAAGCCTGCGCAACAACGCTATTACCGTACCGGGGCTCAGTGCTCCGGTTTTGTCGTCTTATTCCTCAGGCATCAGCGAGGTGGATTACGGCAAATACGTAGACCTGTTGTGCGATGTGAATCTGGCTATCCGGGTCCACAACACCGGAGTGGTACAGCCTGAGATTGGCAAGTACAACTACGTGGAGCACTTCACCAACCTGCTGGCCGATGTCAGGGCCAAGTTCAAGGCCAATGGCGGCAAACGGGTAGACGTGGCCCTGGACCTGGAGACCATTGGCTTCGACCCTTACCGCGAGCCCGCCGCTGATGGATCGCACCCCGGCGCCTACATCGTTACCATCCAGGCCAGCTCACAGGTAGGCACGGGTGACGCCATTTACTTTGAGAGCCGGGCAGAGCTGGCCTACAGGTTGAATACGGACCTTGAGTTCGTAGTACAGCTGCATGAGCTGTTGACGTCGGAAAAGATCTCCCTGCGCGGCGCTAACCTGAAGTTCGACCTGAACTGGCTGTACGTGCATACCGGCATCCAGTGTACGAACTTCCTGTTCGATACCACCCTGGTGGGCTCCATCCTTGACGAGAACCGCAGCAACTCTCTGAACGTCCATGCCAAGATCTACACGACGATGGGTGGCTATGACGATGTGTTCAACTCGTCGGTGGACAAGGGCCGTATGGACCTGATCCCCAAAGAAACCCTGCTGCCCTACGCCTGTGGTGATGGTGACGCCACTCTCCGGGTGTCCATTGAGCAGAAGAAGGACCTGCTAGCCGATCCAGCGTTAACCCGGTTCTACATCAACATCCTCCACCCCGCCGCCAGGGCAATGGAGTTCATTGAGCAGGGCGGGGTCTGTGTGGACCTGAACGAGTACAACAAGCTGGAGGGGGAGCTGAATGAAGAGATTGACCAGCTGATCCACAAGGCCAAGAAGATCATGGGCGGCAGGATCGTTGCCAAGCACCAGGACCTCAGTAAGCGTGGTGGCCTGAACCTGACGAAAGCCAGCCTGCTGATCGACTTCATGTTCTCTCCCATGGGGCTGAACCTGACGCCGAAGATGTATGCGCCCAAGGGTGGTATCTCGTCGGCCATGGAACACCTGATGATGTTTGCCGACAATGAAGACGCGGCACCGTTCGTGGGCCTGCTGTCCGACTTCTCTACGGCAACCAAGACGCTGGGCACGTACGTACATGGCTTCCGTAAGCACATCAGGAGTGACGGCAGGTTCCACCCCACCTACTTCCTCTTTGCTGGCAACAAGGACGAGGGCGAGGGTGGCACGAACACCGGGCGTCTGTCTTGCAAAGACCCGGCGTTCCAGACTATCCCTAAGCACACGAAATGGGCTAAGCGGCTGCGCAAGGTGTTTGTAGCCCCGGATGGCATGCTGGTAATGGAGAACGACTACAGCCAGGGTGAACTGAGGGTAATCGCCTGTATCGCCAACGAGCCCACCATGATTCAGGTTTACCGGGACAACCTGGACCTGCACGTCATCACTCCGTCGAAGTTCGTGGGCTACACGGTCGAAGAGATCATGGGCTTCAAGCTGACAGACCCGGACAAGTTCTCGGCCATCCGGCAAATCGGCAAGTCAGGTAACTTCGGTCTGATTTACGGCATGGGCGCCACTGGCTTCCAGATCTTCGCCAAGACCAGCTACAACGTGAACCTGTCCAACCACGAATCTGAGTCCTTTCGTAATGGTTTCTTTGAGACCTACCCGGCATTGCCCGAGTACCACAAGGAATACAAGGCCCACGCCAAGAAGTACGGCTTTGTCCGTTCGCCCCTGGGCCGTGTGCGCCACCTGCCGTTGATCAACAGCAAGATGTCGGATATCCGCTCCCAGGAAGAGCGCCGGGCCATCAACAGCCCTGTGCAGGGCACGCTGTCCGACATGATGATCTGGGCTATCGCTGAGGGTAAGGAAAAGGGCTACCACTTGGACGCCCCGTGCTTTGGTCTTGTCCATGACGCAGGGTATCGCTACATCCCTGAAGACAACGCCGAGTTCTATGCCCAGCGCGAGAAGGATCAGATGGAGAACCTGCCGTTTGAGAAGGTGGGCTGGAACCCGCAGCTGAAGTTCGTGACCGACTGCAAAATCGGCCCCTCAATGGCAGACCTAAAGGACCTCAAACTTGCTTGAGATATGGAAACAGATCCCCAGCTTTCCTAGGTACGAGGCGTCCAGTCATGGGCGCATTCGTGCTTCAGCCGCAGTCAGAGGCGGTCCCCGCATTCTCGAAGGTGATGCGTCCGATAAATATCTCAGGGTCTGTGTAGAGGGTCAGACCCGAAGAGTCCATGTGCTAGTGGCTGAGGCCTTTCACGGTATTCGCCCTGATGGCGAGGTGGTTCGTCATGGCCCCGGAGGTGATCGAGACAATACCCCTGATAACTTGAGCTATGGGACCCAGAAGGAAAACATCGCGGATAAGAAGGAGCAGGGGACATATCGGAAGGGTCATGAGAGTCATAGGTCCCGGCTAACGGCTGAACAGGTTGCAGAAATCAGGGCCGACAAGCGCTACAGATGGAAGCCTTTGGAGTACGCTGCCAAGTTTGAGGTTTCAAAGGGTTGTGTAGTAGACGCCCGGGTTGGCAAGACGTACTAATTTCCTGCAATCAATTGCAAAACCCTGGGAGCCTAGTGCTCCCTTTTTTACGTTAGGTGACATACACTCCCGGCATACGCGAATTCATGCATGAGGTAGGTATGTCAAAGGCAGCTGTAGGGACTGAAAAGAAGATTGCTGAGCCCAAGGTACACGTCGTTCAGAAGGTTATTGGGGCAGATACCTACCTTGTCATGGCTGATTCGGCTCTTCAGATTGAAGACGAGTTTTCGAACCTGTACTTCACCACGCAGAGTTCGTCCAATGTTGTCATCCAACCGCCCTTCGTTCCCAAGGTCCTGGCCCGGCTGCCCAACCAGAACAACACACTAAGCCAGTGTATCGAGGCGATGGAAGTGAACATCGACGGCACTGGCCATGAGTTCATGCCTGCTGACCCCGATGGAAAGGTTGATCCCAACGAAGAACAGATGGCGAAAGAGTTCTTTGACGAGCCTATCCCTGGCCGGTCGTTCCTACAGCTGCGCCGCAAGCTGCGTCGGGACCTGGAGTCCATTGGCTATGGCTTCCTGGAGGTGCTGCGCTCTGTCAGTGGTGACGTTCTGGCTATCCGAAGTGTCGAAGGGCACATGATGCGGTTCGTCAAACTTGATGATCCGGTGCTGGTCACCAAGAAAATGCAGCGTGGCGGCAAAGAAATCGACATGAGCATGTGGGATCGCGAGCGCCGGTACGTGCAGAAGGTAGGTCAGAAGACCATCTACTATCGCGAGTTCGGCACTACCCGCGAAGTGAACCGGAACACCGGGGACTGGGTGAAAGATGGAGAGGCCCTTCCAGCGGACCAACGAGGCACAGAACTGATTGCCTTCGGTGTAAACCCGGACATTGGGTCGCCGTACTCGGTCCCACGGTGGATCAACCAGCTCCCCTCCGTCCTGGGCAGCCGGAAAGCCGAAGAGGCCAACCTTGAATTCTTTGATGCGGGTGGCATGCCCCCGGCGATCATCTTTGTGCAGGGTGGTGCCCTGGCTGCATCAGCTTCTGATCAGCTGCGGGGTTACCTGTCCGGCAAGTCGAAGAACCGCCAGCGCGCCGTTGTAGTAGAAGCCCAATCCACCTCTGGCACCCTTGAAAAGGGGGGTGGTGTGCAGATTACGGTTGAACGTTTTGGCTCGCAGACAGCCAACGATTCGATGTACCAGAAGTACGACGTATCCACTGAAGAGCACGTACGTGCAGGTTTCCGCCTGCCCAAGCTGTTCCTCGGGCGCTCTGATGACTACAACTACGCGACTGCGGTCGTGGCCTACATGGTTGCGGAAGAACAGGTGTTCCGCCCCGAGCGTATCGAGTTCGACGAGACCATCAACAAGACCATCTTGAAAGCCATGGGCTTCAAGTCCCTGCGCTTTGTCAGCAAGCCGATCACGTTGAAAAACGTGGACAACCAGCTCAAGGCCCTGGAAATGCTCAAGGGTATGGTCAAGGACGAAGACTACGTGCAAGAAGTGGCGTCTGTCGGTGGTGTCAATCTGGTGTACGACGAGGAAACTGCAAACGCCACCAAGGAACTCGCCCAGGCCGCTATCGACGCTCAGAAAGCCCAGCCAGCCCAACCAACTGCGCCTGAGAAGAATGCAGCAGGCAAGCCACCTACCGGCACGCAATCCCCAGCCAAATTGGCGGTGGTGAAGAAAGCCGAGAGCCGGGTGATCACCCTGGCCCGTGACTACGCCAGTACCCGTGGGTTGTTGGCTGTGAAGGCAGAGCTGTCCGACATTGATATCGCGGATATGCACTCGAAAATCGAGGACCTGAGCACCGATGAAATGGCTGAGTTCAATCTACTGATTGCCAGCTGGGCTTTCGGCTCGACTAAAGAAGGGGTCATTGAACTGGCCGGGTGCTGCCACTGATGGACGTCAGGACTTACCTGGAGATCGAGTCGGGGATGATGGCCCGGCTCTACAAGACCTGGGCGCCACAGGCGGCAGCCATTTACGCGAAGATGACCAAGGAGATTGCCGGTGGTAACTTTGATGCGGCCCGGGCGCTGGTAGACACCATTGACCTGAAGCCAGCCGCCGAGGCCAACCGTGAGTACCTGAAGTATTCCCTGTGGGCCTTTGCTGTGTTCGGCGCCGCCCAAGCCTCCCAAACCCGTAGCCCCCTGTTTTCCAACGGGAAGTACGATGAAACGCTGAACCACACGACTACGATTCTGATTCAGTCCATTGCGTTGAATGGGACAGAAGCTGTACAGGACAAGGCTTTGCAATTGATTGCAAACTCGGAAGCCGAGTATGGGGTAGCCCAGAAGGCTGATAAGCCACGATTCCTCGACGAATTTGTCTCCTTTGCCTCTACGGGTAACGAGCGCATGCAGATGCTTGCCACCTTGCAGGCCAGCAGGCTGTCCACCTGGGGGTTCACTGCGGAGGCAGACCTACTCGGGTTCTCGGACTACCGCCTCGACGCTGTGCTTGATGGCCGTACCAGTGCCTTCTGCCGGATCATCAATGGTCATGTTTTCAGGGTGGAAGATGCCCATGAGTCGATCACCAGGATCTTGAAGGTGGAGAACCCTGATGACCTGAAGACCGTGCAGCCCTGGCCTAAGCAGACCACGGAGGCGTTGAAGACCTACAAGGAGATGACTGCTGAACAACTTACGGCAGCGGGCTTGCACATCCCACCCTTTCACCCTGGGTGCAGGACTCTTTGTGTGCGTACGGCACAGACCACGGTATTGGTGCCGAAAGAGACCACCGCTACAGAGTCCAGCAGGGAGATCGTCACCGAGAGTGCTTTCGATGAGCTGAAGTCCCCAGTTACCCAGGCACAGCTTGACTACTGGAACTCCTATGTTGGTGTGAGCCCTGTCAAGGTTCTTTCAGAGCTGTCCGGCCTTGCTCCAAAAGACCTGCTGGATTCCGAGACCAAGGGCCTGTTGAAGTTCACTGAAGACGGTGAAATCAGCATGCGCGCCAGGATCGTAGAGCCTCGAATTGTGGCCGACGCCAATGCCGTGTTCGACCCGTTCACTGGGACCATGTACGCGAACTTCATTGACTTCAAGACAGCCGACCCGAAGCTGGCTGCCCTGTTCTTCAGGCGCCTGCATGTCTCCATGATGAAGACTTCCACCCTGGTGGGGGCCGAGATCTTCACCGTAGGAGCCGGGGGCAGCCTGGGCATCTACACCTACAGCAAGCTCGGATACACAGCGGCATCAGCGGACTGGTACAGCCTCAAGGAGCAAATCCAGATTGATCTACTACAGGGTGGTGCCCTGCATGACGAGTTCTTGACCCTGACAGTGAACGAGCAGAAGGCTGTAACAGATCTGCTGGAGAGCAGCGACCCCAAGGCCCTGGTGGCGCTTGTAGACCTTCCCTTCCGCATTGACGGTCAGCCTATTGGCAAGATCCTGTTGGCAGGCAAGAGCAGCCCCTTGAGCGTGAAGCCGGATGACCCCGATGTGCTGAAGAACCTGGGAGAAGGTGATGCGTAAGCAGGCCGTGAAAGTAATGGATGGGAAGATCGACCTGACAGACGCCTCGTTGGCTGCGCTGAAGATCACGCATAACACCGTGTCCAGGGAGTTTTTCAAGTCTCAATTGGGCTATACAGATGCAAGACTGAAGGAGTTGTTCGGTGCCGAGCCAGACCCCACAGTCTTGCAATCAATTGCAGGAGTTCAGTGATGGCCGCGCCGGTAGTAAAACCAGATCCACCCGAGTACCTGCAAGTGGTGTATTCCGAGGTCTACGCCCCCAACCGCTTGGACGCCCACGACGAGTACATGACTGCGGACGAGATCCGCAAGATGGCGTGGCGCTTCATGGGTGCCGACAAGACCCGAAGCATCGACATGATGCACGACAATATTCTGATCGAGGCCCAGGTAGTGGAGTCCTTCATTGCCCAGGCCGGGGACCCAACCTTCATCGAAGGAGCCTGGGTAGTAGGCGTGCATATCGCTGACCCAGATGTCTGGCAGAAGATCCTGAACAAGGAATTGAACGGCTTCAGCATGGAGGCCTATGTCATCCGGGAACAGCAGGAAATAGAGATTGATCACCCAATCATGGCTACCGGCACCACGTCTGAAGATGACGGCCACGTCCACAACTGGTATGTGCGCTTTGACGAGACCGGCAAGTTCCTGGGTGGAGAAACCGATGTCGTGGATGGCCACTTCCACCTGATCATTGCAGGCACCATCACCGAGGTTGCTGAAGAGCACATTCACCGATTCGCCACTGTAGACGAGCTGGCCATCATCCCAGAAATCATACTGGCGTAATTGTTCGGTAGAACAGAGCGGGTATACACTCGCGCCAGTGCTACGAGGCTATCGCCATGGTGAAGAAAGTTATTACTGAGATGACGGATGCCAATGTCGGCTACATCTCACTGGTCAAGCGTGGAGCGAACAAGATTCCGTTCCGTGTACTGAAATCCGAGGAAGGGGGCAACCTGATGATCAATTTGAATGGTTTGAGCACTGCGATCTCGCGGGTACTGAAGGGTGAAGCCCAAGCAGTCTCCACCGGTCCAGTGATTGTTGGTGTGGCTACGGCTGCAAAGGTGGGCCCTGAATTGGAGGCCGTCCGTAAATCCCTGGAAGATAACGGCTTCAAAGTCGATGCCATGGAAACCGGCGAAGACGGCACCACTGTGTTCCGCCAGGAGACTCCAGTCGAAGGTGGCGAGTACCAGCTGGTGAAGCTGTCTGCCGATGTTGCGCTGGTCATGAAATCCTTCGCGCCGTACTCCGATGAGGTTTCGAGTGACTTCGTTACCGCCGTGAAGGCCCAGGGTTTCTACGACTCGGTGCGTACTGCCACCAGTGTGTTCACCGACACCCTGTACACCCTGCTTTACAACTCGTCCAGCCCGACTGATGCCGTTGGCGATGCGACCAAGCTGTTCACCGACTTCCAGACCTACGTCACTGGTTTGATCAACGGTCTGCCTTCCCAGGCGTTCAAGATGGAAGCCGAGGTTGCCAAGGCTCTCACCCTGATCCAGAAGACCGAAGAGCCTGTGGTCGAGCCAGCCAAGGTTGAAGAAGGTGAAAAGCCAGCGGCTCCAGAAGCTCCGGCTGTGCCTGAAGTACCAGCAGCGCCCGAGGCTCCAGCGGTAGAACCTGTTGTAGAGCCCGTTACAGCTCCGGCCCCGGTTGCAGAAGCTGTGGTCAAGTCCGAAGGTGGCCTGGAAGAAATCCTGAAGAGCCTGACTTCTCTGACCGCACTGGTCCAGAAGACTGCTGAAGGTCAGGCCACCCTGGTAGAAACTCAAAAAGAGCTGGGCGGTCGTGTTGACGAAATCGCTCGGAAGTCTGAGAGTGCGGTTACCGCAGTGAATGGACTGGTTGCAGCGCCTCCTGCTGGTGGCGACACCCCAAGCGGCCAGCTGGTCCAGAAAACTGAAAACCCCGATCCACGCACCGGGATGTTCGATACCGCCATGATCCCCCGGCAGCAACGGAACAAATAAGTCGGCCTTACCCTTAGTACCGAGGAAATTGATATGGAAAATGCAGAACTGATCAAAAAGGCCGACATGGCGCTGTCTGATCTGGCCGTCGCTGGTAAGCTGAACCCGGACCAGACCGACCGCTTCATCCGCACGCTGATCGACCAGGACACCATGCTGCAAAGCGTTCGCACGGTGACCATGAACACCCCGGAAATGAAGATCAACAAAATCGGTTTCGGCAACCGCATCCTGCGCGCCGCGACTTCTGGCGTTGCTCTGACCGAAAGCCAGCGCTCCAAGCCTGATCTGGGTCAAGTGACCCTGAACACCAAGGAAGTGATTGCCGAAGTCCGTCTGCCGTACGACGTGATCGAAGACAACATCGAGCGTGGCAACATCAACGCTGCTCCTACCTCCGGCGCCGGTGGCCTGCATCAGACCCTGGTTGACATGATGGGCGAGCGTGCTGCTCTCGACCTGGAAGAGCTGGGCATCCGTGGTGACACCACCTCCGGTGACGCTTATCTGGCTCTGCAAGATGGCTGGCTGAAGCTGTCCACTGCTAACGTCGTTGACGCTGGCGGCGTACCGTTCAACAAGGACTTGATCAAGACTGGCGTCAAAACCATGCCTGACAAGTACCTGCGTAACCGCTCGGCTCTGAAACACTTCGTTTCGACCGACAACGAAACCGAAATGCGCGACATCTACGGCCAGCGCGCCACTGCTCTGGGTGACCAACAAGTTCAAGGCAACCTGCCGCTGTTCGTGTTCGGTTCCCAGGTTACCGGCGTGCCGCTGATGCCTACTGCCAACGGTCTGTTCAGTAACCCACTGAACTTCATCTTCGGCGTGCAGCGTCAGATCACCATCGAATACGATAAGGACATCACTACCCGTGAGTTCATCATCGTGCTGACCGCCCGTGTGGCGTTCCAGATCGAAGAAGTGAATGCGGTAGTCAAGTACACCAACATCGGCCAGTAATAGCCGGGCTGGTTAAGAAAAAGGGCGGGCTTAGGCTTCGCCCTTTTTTTATTGGGCGTTGCAATCAATTGCAAGAAGGCCCTAGAATCGGGTTTTCCCAAAACAGTGGAGTAACAGGGCAATGGGCATCAACATCACCGACAAAGACGCAAATGAAAACGCCGCACCGGCAGTAGAGACCGTGAAGCTGGTCCTGGCCGGTAAAGTCCAACGTGTGCATCGCCAGGGCAAGCTCTACGAGTCGGGCGTGACCTACACCGCCAACAAGGATCAGGCTCTGGTCATGCTGGGCTGGGAACTGGACGGCGCACCGATGTTCAAGCGCTGGAAAAAGCCTGAAGCCCAGGACCGCCAGGGCAAGATCGACAACTACTTCCAGCGTGAAGAAACGATCAGTGCCAACGCCGCTCTGCTGGAACAAGGCGCCGTTGATTCCAAAGGCCGTCTGAGCCTGTCCACCGAGGAAGAAGAAGCAGAACTCTTCGACCACCTGGATGAAGACGGTCCTGAAGGTTCGGAAAACGACGGCGACGGCGTACCGGTCTAACCAGGAGCAAGGCCATGACTGACATTTTGCTGATTTCAAACGAAGTAGTGAAAAGCCGCATGGCCATCGGTGATGACATCCTGGGTGTAGCTCCCTTTATTGAGTCGGCAATCGGTGCGGCTCAATTGAGGATCGGCGTGGAGCTGGATTCCAATCTCCAGTTCCAGGAGAGTGAAGATATCTTTCACCTCGACCCGGGTGTCTTCAACGACGTAGTTCCAGCGGGCTTGTTCCGACTGAAGCTGCGTTCTGGCCTCGCACGCAAAGACCTCGCCCTGACTATCACCAGTGGCCGGGCCTGGAACGAATGCAACGAGCCCCTGGATATCACCACAGCGGGCAAGGTGGATTACATTCGAGGAATCGTCTACGTGGACCAACGGATGTACTCCGACAAGTTCGTGAAGGTGGCATATTCCTCGGGCTACGAAGACTCGGACATCGAGATCGTGCCTGACTGGCTCACCGAGGCTATCCTGGCTTATGTGCCCGTCGTCTGGAACTTCGGCGCCCCTACCAACCGCAATGACGAAGCCGAGAAGGGCGCTCGTATGTCGGGTGATCATGCCATGGCTATCGTGAGCCCTTATCTGAGGAACATCGGCTTCACCTACCGACCGGTGTTCTGATGACCACAAGACTCAGCGTTACCGTTATAGGGCAAGCAGGTGTAGATGCTGTCCTGAAGAACCTGGAACAAGCCCTTGACACCGTTCAGATTCTTGACGAGGCAGGGGCTTTTCTTTTTAACCGCATCCGTACCCGCTACCTGCAACAGGTGAATCCCGATGGGACGCCCTGGGTGCAGTCTGGCGCCGCAAAGAAACGTGCGCGCACTGGTAGAGGCGGTGGGACACTGTTCGACACTGGCAGGCTGTTCAGGTCGCTCCAGCTGGCGGCAGACGGCCCTGATGCCCGTATCATCTCCACAGATGTCCCCTACGCTGCAAGGCACAACAACGGAACGGACGGCCAGCTCCAGCGGGTCTTCCTGGGCTTCAGTGAACAGGACGCCACTCTGGTGACCAGTCTGCTGATCAAACGTATCAAGAAGGCATTGGCATGATTACCGACAACACCGATGTGGTCATCAGGGTAATGGATGAGCTGAAGGAGATCTTGCAATCAATTGCAAAACTCACCGACAAAGTGATCCCGGTCCTGAGCTACGAAGAACTCATGGATAAATCCAAGGCAGCGGTGAAGCCGTGTGCTGGTGTCATTTATGAGGGCATGCGTGCTATAGCAGAGCCCGGCAAGGACACCAACCGTACAGGCACGTCTGGCGAGGCCATCTTCACAGTCCTGATCATTGCTGAAGGTCAGAGCCTGAACACGCCCCAGGCCAAGGCCAGTAACCTGAGAATCATGGGTGAGATCCGCAAGGCCATGCGCGCTAAACGCTCGCCATCCGGGCACCTCTACCGCTTTTTGCTGGAGACCCCGGAGGATGAAAAGAACGGTACGGTGATGTGGGCTCAGCGCTGGGCAGTACCGATCCCCGTTATCTGATTTGTTAGGTAGTACCCCACAGCATAGAATCAGGTCCTGACTACCCTTGATTCAGCTTTCAGAGGATTCAACATGCCACTCATTACTGTTCCAAAGACCCTCGGTGACGGCGGCAGCGGCTTCAATCGCCAGCTGGGTCAAGCAATCCGTCAATTGCAACTTCGCAAGCACAACGCTGTTGCCGGTGCTGCGGCTGCAACCAACATCGCCCTGGCGGGTGTCACTACCGGCTCCACTATCCTGAGCGTGGTCAATCTGACTGACGGCGTGGACGTGGCGCTGAACACCGTGACCATCTCGGCAGCCGGTCAAATCCGTGTCTCGACTGACACCACCGGCAAAAAACTCCTGGTAGACTGGGCGCCTGCAACGGCTTGATCTCAAACCTACACCCTGAACTGTTTTTGAAGAGGAACACAATATGTCTACTTGGGACGTGCAGGACCACTACTACTCGGGTCAGGGTGTGGTGATGGCTGCTGAGCGTAATGCTCTCGGCAAACCGAAGGGCTTCACCGGCTTTGGTAACGTTTCGGACCTGAAGGTTTCGATTGCTACCACTGTTCTGGAGCACAAGGAATCGCACACCGGCCAACGTGGTACTGACAAGCGCATCACCACTGAGACCAAGGTCACTCTGTCGATGACCGTTGAAAACTTCATCGCTGCAAACCTGGCTTCTGCCCTGCGCGGCAGTGCTGTCTCCGTGAGCGCCGCTTCGGCAGCCAGTGAAACTGTCCAGGCCTACCTGGGCAAGGTCTCGGCTCTGTCGAAGATCAAGGTCTCGAATGTCTCGGTGAATCTGGGCGCTACTCCCCTGGTTGCCTACACCGACGAAACCTCGGCCTACGACTACCTGGTAAACGAAGACGCGGGCTCGCTGAAGTTCAACGACGGCTCCTTGCAGGCCACTTCGGGTCTGGGCGTGGTCATTACCGGCGTTACTGTCGGCTCGACTACCAAGCTGACCGTGGCGAATACCGCTGCTGTTGGTGACACCGTTACCGTCATTGGTGCTACCGGCGCCGACGCTAACATCCTGAACGGCAAGTCGTTCGTCATCACTGCCCGTACCAACGCCGATGTGACCTTCGCCCTGAACTCCACCGGCAAGACCGTCACTACCGCCGCTGGCACCAAGGCGCTGTTGGACGGCGGTTCTGTCGTCGTGACCTACGACTACGCGGATCAGAAATCGGTTGAAGCTCTGACCGAAGGCGCGAAAGAGCTGTACCTGCGCTTCGAAGGTCTCAACACCGCCGAAGACAACAGCCCGGTTGTGGTTGATATCTTCAAGTTCAACACCGACCCGCTGAAAGAGCTGGCTCTGATTGGCGACGGCATCGGCCAGTTCGTGTTGGAAGGTTCGGTTCTGTCTGACAGCACTCAGCTGACCGGCTCGAAATACTTCAAGGCTCGTCAGCTCGTCTGATCTTGCAATTGATTGCACGAAGCAACAGAATGCGAAGGCTCCTTAGGGGGCCTTTTCTTTTAATGGAGTATTAACATGTCTGATGCACAAGATCTGAACACCCTGGTAGGAAACACTGAGCCCCTGGTAGTCGCTGGCAAAACGATTGTCCCGCGCACCATCCGTATGAAGCAGCTCCCCAAGGTGATCGAACTTGTTGAGCCCATGAAGTCGATCCTGTTCAAGGGTAAGCCCGACCGTAACAAGACCAAGGTTGCAGAAACCATCGACCTCACCAGTCTGGTGGTGCGCCACTCCCACACCCTGTGTCTGCTCATTGCCGAGATCCAGTCGCCCGCCGACCCGACAGTGAACGAAGAATGGATTGGCGACCTGGAACCCGACCAGATGATCAAGCTGACCAAGGCTGTAGTCGAGGTGAACCTTGATTTTTTTATTCAAAAGGTCGTCCCCGAGTTATCAACGGCTCTGGCGGGTCTAAACAAAGGAATTCAGTTGAAGTTTCTTGGTGGTTCTATGCCTTTGCCCAGCTGATCCAAGCTGGACATAAGCGGGAAGACCTCCCGGAATACACTTATCCTGAATTCACCGGTTATCTGGAGGCCATACGGGTTATCAATCATCATCGTTCGGTAGAGCTGTTGAACGTAGTATTGGTCTCCAGAAGCAGTGATCAGAAGGTCATTGAAGAATTCACGAAACTCAAGTAGGTAACGAAATGGCCGACGCAACCCTTGCAATTCGTATTCAGGCATTGGTTGACGGCCTGAACGACGTTGCCAAGCTGGCCGGAGCGCTGGGAGACACCTCGGACGCCGCCAAGAAAACTGGCGACTCAGCCGACGATGCTTCCAGTGGCCTGGGTGATCTTGACGAGGCCTCCAAAGCCGCGAAGGACACCATCAAGGATCTGACCGACAGCTCCGACCCCCTCAACAGCATCCTTGCCAGTCTCACCTCCAACGCCAAGAAGCTGGCCCTGGGCTTTATCGCCCTGGCTGGCGTCATGACCTTGAAGGAAGCTGCCGACACCGCCGCCCGCACCGAGACTCTGGGTGTGACCCTGGGCGTAGTGGGTGCCAACGCCGGGTACTCGACTGAACAGCTGACCAAGTACGAGAACCAGCTGAAGAGCCTGGGCATCACTACCGGTGCCGCTCGCAGTTCCCTGACCCAGCTGATCCAGGCGGGCATCAACCTCAATCAGGTGAACGCCCAGGGCGTGTCCAAGGCTGCTGAACTGGCCCGGGCTTCCCAGGACTTGGCTGTAGTCACCGGGCAGAACTCGTCTGACACTCTCAGTGCTCTGATCCTTAACATCCGCCAGCTTGACACTGAAGGCCTGCGCTACCTGGGCCTGTCTGTGGACGTGAATGCGGCACAGGAGAAGTTCGCTCAGACCATTGGCAAGTCCGCTGACTCTTTGACCCAGCAACAGAAGCAGCAGGCGGTGATGAACGCTGCCCTGCAAGAAGCCACGGCCCTCAGTGGGTCCTACGAGGCTGCCCTTGGCACGGTAGGCAAGCAGCTGTCGTCGATGTCCCGTTACCAGGAAGAAGCCGCCAACGCGGTGGGTAACCTGTTGCTGCCTGCCTACGGCGGTCTGGTGATTGCAGCTACTGAGTTGCTGAAGACCATCGCGTCTATCGCTACAAAGCTGGGCGAGACCTCGGACTTCAGTAAGACCTTCGGCGCCGGGCTGACTCAGGCTGCCCAGGCCTTGTCCTCCACCCTGTCCTCGCTCGTGCAATTGATTGCAAACTTGTCCCCGGCAATCGGACTGGTGACGGTAGCCTTGGGCGAGGTGGTGAAGTCCGTAGGCGAGCTGGTCACAAACCTGATCGTAGCGCTGGATAAGACCAGTTTGCTGGCCACAATCCTGGAGTCCATTGCTCTCCTGGTGGCAGGTCTGGCTGACGGCTTCCGATTGATTGGCGCTGTCGTGACTCTGATCGTGGCTGGCTGGGAAGGCTTGTTCGCCATCATCTTCACTGGCATTGGCCAGATCGTGAGTTTGTTCGACAAGGAGCTGGGGGCCGCTATCGATAAGATCGGTGCCAAGCTGCTGGACGCAGCAGGGGCCAGCCAGACCTCGTTCAACTCGATCATGAATGACTTCTCGAATGGCAATACCGCTGTTCAGCGCCTGATCGACACCACCGACAAAGCGAAGAAAGCCCTGGCTGATGTTGGTAAGGGCAGCAGCTATGCCGACGTGATCGAAGATATTCGCAAACTGACTGAGGCTCAAAACAACAACACCATCAATTCGGTGGAGGCCGTTGCAGCGGGCAACAAGATTCGGGCAAGCATCGAGCGCCTAGGAGGTTCGGCGGATATCACCGCGAGCCAAATGTCGGTACTGGCAGCCAAGGTAGGCACCAGCCTTGCCGGGGTGGAGAAACAGTATTCGGCCACCATCCAGGCTTTGGGTGTATCGATAGCCAAGTTGGGTGACGAGACCCTGTTCGTAAACCTGTCAAAGAACATCAAGGACAACTCCGGCTACCTGATTGACTTGGCCACCAATGCCAAGACCACCGGGGCTCAGTTCTCCCAGGCATTCTCTCAAGGCATCGGGGCCACCAAGACCATTGACGAGCTGAACCAGGTTTCTGGTGCTCTGGTCCAGGCCAACCTGCGCCTGTTCGACACCAGCCAATCGGTGAGCGCCGCCCGCATCCAGTTCGGTGAGCTGTTCAACTCCAGCCTGGAAGGCTCCAAGACCGTGGCCGACGTGCTGGTACTGGAAGAGAGCTTGGATCAACTCCAGAAGAAAGGCGTGATCACCAACACCGAGCTGAGTGCCGCTTTTGTCCGCACCGCCCAGAAGATCTCGGACCTGAACACCGAATTCCAGAACTCGGACTTGTCTGCTCCCCTGCGCGCCCTGAACCTTCCGTTGGAGAACCTTCAGTCGGGTCTGTCCCAGGCGGGCAAGGAAGGTGTGCAAGCCTTCGCTGATATCGCCGCTGCCCTGGAGAAGACCGGTGGCTCTGCGCGCTTGACTGGTGAAGAGTTCCTGAAGGTGTTCAACTCCAGCTTGGGGCAAACCCAGACCCTGCAAGATGTGCAGTCGTTGATCACCGAGTTGAATAAAGCGAAGGACGCCGGGGCAGTGTTCGGCCAGACCTACAAGGATGCCTTGAGTGAGGCCCAGGCCAAATTCCAGGACCTGTTCGACACCCAGTTGAAGTCAGCCAACACCCGCACCGAGTTTGATGCCCTCACCGCCACTGTGAGGTCCATGGGGGCTGCTGGGGTTATCTCGGGCACCCAACTCAACATTGCCCTGGATCAGATCAAAGAGAAGGCCACAGGCGCCAAGGCTTCGATCATGACCCTGGCACAGCAGGCTACCGAACTGGCACAGGCCCAGGCCAACGCCGGTAAGGCCAACACCGCCGTGCAGGCTGCCAGCAACAACCTGGAGACCGAGCAACGCAAGCTGGTGGACTTGACCAAGAAGGCCCGGACGGATAACTCGAAGGAAATCCAGATCCAGCTGACCTACCAGAAGGCTGTAGTTGCCGAGGCTGAAGCTGAGAAGAACGCGGCCCAGGCCCGGTATCGCCTGGAGCTGACTGAGATCAACGCCTTGATTGCCAAGCAGCGCGAGCTGAATGCCGAGAAAAAGGTAGAGCTGAACCCGAATGACGAAGGTGCTCAGAAAGCGGCAGACCTCGCTAAGCAGGAGTCTGACCAAAAAGAGCTGGCTGTAGAGCAGGCCAAAGAGGCTGTGGCTGAGACAGACAACCTCGTTGAGTCCACCAAGCAGGCGGTAGAACAGGCCAAGGCCTATGCCGACGAGATGGGTGTGGCTGTAGGAGACATCGGCAAGGCTTCCACCGCTATCGCCCAGGTCGTGGTCCAATCCACCCTGGTTGGCAAGTCCATTGCTACATGGGACGTGAAGTCTATTGTTGAGCAACTGCAACAGGCCGGGCTCTCCTTGTCCGATGCCAACGCTACCGCCAAGCAGTTGTTGCAGGGCCAGGAGGCTGTGGCTGCCTTCGGTGCCGAAGGTGTTGCCCAGTACGACCGGATCTCCAAGAGCATTGACCGAATCACCAAGAGCCAGCAGGCCCAGCAGGACAAGGCAGCGAAGATCTCCAGTGACTACTCTGATATCGCTTCCAAGGCTGACCTGATCGCTACTGGTGTGCTCACTGCTGCCCAGGCCCAGGAGATCTTCAGTGGTAAAACTGATGCGGTGTCTCTGGCCCTGCAACAGGTTCAGATCCAGGCTGCCCAGGTTGCCAAGTCGGCCAATGATGCGGCTACCAGCTTCCTGACCTCGGCCAACAACCTGCAAATCGAGCTGCTGAATGCCCAGGGCAAACAGACCGAGGCCACCCGCCTCCAGTACGAGGCACGGAAACAGGACTTGGCTCTGGAATACCAGTTGCTGCAACTGAAGATCCAGGGGGCTATCGTCACGGCCCAGGCTGCTGGCCTGCCTACCCAGGCGCTGGAACAGTCTCTGTCTACTGCTGCCTCTGCCTACGAGCGTTCCAAGGGCTACCTGGACCAGCTGGAAGCGATTGACGTCAAAAAGGCCAAGACTTCTGAGGATGCGGCGAAGAAAGATGCTGCTGCCAAGAAAGCTCAGCTTGAGGCGGATAAGAAGGGTGTCACTGATCTGGCTGACATGCAGTCCCAGGCTCAGGACTCCCTGCAAAACCAGAAGGAGGCAGGCAGCAACGCGGATGAACAGCGCCAGCGGGCCCAGATTGACCGCCTGAGTGAAAGGGCTGCCTTCCAGAGCCAGTTCACCACGAACTTGGTGGCCGACCTGCCGAGCACGACTGCTGCCCAGGCTCCCGTGCAATCAATTGCAAACTCCACGGTGCTGATACCAGACCGGATCGTTCAGGTAGATTTCACCAACGGGGATTCGAAAGCCTCATTGAAAGTGCCGGAAAACGATGCTAATAACCTGCTGGACATGCTCAGCCAAGCAAGGAAACGTTCATGAACCTGATTGACCTCACCTCCGGCACGTCCATGGCTCTGCCGACCAACCTGCTGTGGACCAATGAGCTGGACTGGATCAACGCCACTGCCAAGGTGGACCGGTCCCTGACAGGCGCTCTGATTATCCAGTCGGCAGCCAAGGTGTTGGGCCGGGAGATTGACCTGGAGCCTGCCGATGATGAGATGTCCTGGATTCAGCGCCCGGGCCTGTTGCTGCTGCGGGAGTGGGCCAATACGCCAGATCGGAGGCTGAAGCTCGTGATACAGTACGACGATTCGGCGGATCGGGAGTTTATTGTCCGTTTTCGCCACGAAGACAACCCTGTGCAGGCAGTACCCGTTTACCGTTGGCAAGCCAATGATGCAAACGCATGGTATCGCGTGACTATTAAATTGATGGAGATCGAGTAATGGCAATTGCTGAAGGCGATATCAAGCTGCTGAAATCCGAGGTGATGCTCGACACCGACGACGGCGGCGGTTACCTGACCTCCAACGAGATCGTTGACGGGGTGTCGAACAACATGTTCCCCGACATCTCGGAGCTGGACCGTACCTATGGCCGGGTGTCGTTGCGCAAATGCTATGCAGCGGTACTGACCACCAATACCGACAGCTACTACGGTGTGAACGCGATTGTCAGCAAGTCGCCAGTGGACCCGAATGTCTCGGTGACGCTGTTCACCACCAAGAGCTGGAGCGACCGCCGCACTGATGCCCGTGACCGTATCGAAGCCTATCTGGCTCGCGGCCCGCGCTGGTCCGGCCATTTGCTGGAAACCCAGATCACTGGGCAGCGAGCAATCCAACTGGCACTGCGCCCTACTGATGCCGAGCCCAATGTGGGCCAGGGCCTTGTCCTGTTGTCCAACGAAGGCCTGAGCACCGAGGTAGAGCAGTACGTCCGGGTGACCAAGGTGAGTTCGGTTGACCGGTATTTCACTGTGATTGTTGGCTCTGGGTCACAGGATCTGCTGCGCCGGGTCTGCACGGTAGAAATCAGCGAACCCCTGCGCTACACCTTTGCCGGTCCAACTGTTCAGGCTTTTGAGAACTCTCAAGTAGCCCTGCCCGCAAGTACCGCATTCGTCCGGGATACCGTTGTGGCCAACGCCGCTGTGTACTACGGGATCTCCAACCTGCAAACCCCACGCAACATCGGGGACAGCACCATCCAGGCTGAGTCGATCTTTACCCAGCTGGTTCCAAGCTCCCAGTCCGAGATCCCTATGGGTGACTTGTCGGCGGGCAGCCTTGTGTTCATCGGGATTGCGGCAGCTTCTACTTCGGTGACAGTGAGCCTGAACGCCCTGATCTCCCAGGGTAAGAAAATGTATGTGGGCTCCCCTGTGCAGCCGGGCACCATGTCGGTACTGGCTGGCAGCGCAATCACTGATGACAGCAACGGCAGCTTGTATCAGTCCGGGCTCCAGGTGGGCTCTATCGAATACGATAAGGGCATCCTGACCTTCAACCCGAACTACACCGGCAACTACCAGGGCATGATCCCCGTAACGTTTGTGCCGGGGGCAAACCCAACTCGTCTGGCTGACACTGCGTCGATTGCCGTGGGCCAGGAAAACCGTGGCTACAACTACGTTGTGACGGTGTTCCCGCCTCCGGTCCCTGGCTCTCTGAACGTGAGCTACACCGCCCAGGGCAAGAACTACTACCTGTATGACCAAGGCGCCGGGGCCATCAAGGGCACTGATTCGGCTTTCGGTTCTGGTGTGGTCAACTACGGCACCGGCACTATCGTCATGACCTGTGGCGCCCTGCCTGACGCCGGGTCGGAAATCATCTTCGCCTGGGGCAAGAAGGTCTCCACCTTTGTCCGCACTTCGATCCCGGTTCCAGGTGTTGAAATCCGGCTGACTACAGCCAAGCCAAACATCGCAGCCAACTCGTTGCACATCACCTGGAAAGAGGGTGACCTGGATTTTGAGGCACACGACAACGGTACTGGCGGCATTGTTGGCCGGGCTACCGGGACCGTGAACTACACCCAGGGCACTATCAAGATGACCCCAGGTGTTCTGCCACAGAAAGGCACTGTCTTCACCGTGACCTACGATGTGGGTGTGGCAAAGGAGTTCTCTACCAATCCCCTGCGGCAGGTGGATGGCTCAATTCAGCTGTATATCCCGAATGACAACGGCAATGCCGACATCATCCCCGGGAGTGTTGAACTGCGGTGGGATCTCGCCATCCCGAACTACAACACCGAGGTAGGCGCTGGTTTGGGTACTCCACTGATCAGCCCCCCTACTGGCACCGCTGCTGAGGCCTATGCCTACGACGTGCCAAACGGTGGTGCCGGTAATGGCGTGGGTACTGGCATGTGGCGCCGGGATGGCGTGTTCCAGGCTGGCTTCGTCAACTACGACTCCGGTCTGGTGGGCTTCACCCCTGAAGTCCCTACCCAGATCTACATCCCGTTCTTTGAGTGGGTAGATACTGGTGAGAAGACTACAGTCACGGTGAATACCGGTGGCGGTGTAGGGATCGGCACGACTGTGAAAACCAGCCCTGTCCTGCGCTACCAGATGACCCGCTGGGACTTGGCTGCGGTTAACGCCACCTACCCATTTGACAACAGCGGCACAGTAACCCTGAAGTGGCGTGAGGTTGGGGCTCTGGACTCTAACGAAGAGACCTACACCCTGCCGAACATCGTGTTCGATCTGACCTTTGGCTATGCAGAGTCGATTGTCCCGGGGTCTGTCCGTATGGTCGTAGGCACTGAGACCTATGTTGACCTGCTGGGCCTGGGCACCCTGTATCACGCGGTTAACGCACAAAACGGCGCCGGGATCGTAGGTGGCACCGTTGACTACGCAAGTGGCAAGGTAATCCTGACCGACTGGAACCCTGGTAGCAGCAACACCATCACCATGCAGGGCCTGTCTACCGAGACCACTCCCGCCCCTGTAGATCAGGTTGTGTTCCGCTGCCCGGTGGCCCCAGTACGCCCTTCCAGCTTCCAGATCCGGGTTCTGCAACTGGGAAGCACTACCGGACAGGTTATTGTGACTGCTGACAGCACCGGTAAAATTGAGCACCCAGGCATCTCTGGATACATCGACTACGCCAGTGGTGTCGTCCGGGTGTTCTTCCAGGAAAAAGTTCTCGTTACTGACGATGTGCGGGCTGAGCCTTGGTATGACGAAAGCCTCTCCTTCGTGGAGGGCACTGGTAACGCTCAGGCCCGATACTTCCTGGCCCCCCGCCCGGTGTATGCCGACAGCATCCTGTACAACGCAGTGGGCTATACCTACATCCCGCTGGACGCTGACATCCTTGGCCTGGACGCTGTGCGCTTGCCGTCTGATGGCCGTGTGCCGATCTTCCGGGTAGGTGACACCGTTGTAGTCCACCACACTGACCAGACCGTGTTCTCAAGCCCAGCGATTGGCCAGACCGTAAACGTTGGCCGTACCCGTGTGGCTTCAATCCGGTTGGTGGATGTCACCGGCAAGTATTTCCCGAGCACCATGTACACAAACAACCCCGATGCCGGGACCCTGACCCTGTTGCCGACTTTCAGCATGACCGGTTACACCGCGCCCATCTATGCCGAGCACCGGATTGAAGACATGGCGCTGTGCAGTGATGTGCAGATCAACGGCCAGATGCAGCTGACCCGTACGCTGACCCATGCCTTCCCGTCCGGCAGCAAGGTGAGTTCGGCGCTGATCATCAGTGACATCCAGGCCCGGGTGTACAACCGGATGGCCCAGACGTCCTGGACGAATGAGTGGTCTGACTCCCTGATTGGCACGGCGCCGATTGCCAACTACAACGGTGTGCAGTACCCACCACGGACCACCAACAAAGGTGCTCTGGAAGAACGCTGGGCCCTGATCTTCACCAGCTCCACATCGTTCCGTATCGTCGGTGAGCAGGTTGGCCAGATCGGGGTAGGAGACACCAACACCACCCTGGCCCCGGTAAACCCGGCCACCAATGCCCCGTATTTCGAGCTGGACGCGCTGGGGTGGGGTTCTGGTTGGGCGGCGGGCAACGTGCTAAGGTTCAACACCGCTGCCTGTAACTACCCTATCTGGGCTGCAAGAACAGTGCTTCAAGGCCCTGCAACTGAGGATTCCGACAGTTTCAGCCTCCAGATCCGTGGCGATATTGACCGGGTTTAAATTTCAAGACGCGGGCTCCGGCCCGTGCAATCAATTGCAGGAGATTTTTGATGGCCGCTAAGTACCCAGTGAAGTTTTTCAAGTGGAGCCAGGGTGGGGCTCCTACCCTCAGCAACCAGTGGGGTGACCTAATTACTGTTTTGAATGCCGTGCTGGTAGACGGCTTCAACCTGCGCAGCCTGGACTCCCTGGTACAGGTAGGAGGCATCGCCACCGCGACGGTAAGTGCGGGCCACGGTTATGAGCGCAGCCAGATCATCAACATCACCGGCTGTGACCAGACCAACTACAACGGTGAGCAGAAGATCCTCACAGTCACAACCACGACCTTCACTTTTGCGGTGGACCCGGTAACTGTGTCGCCTGCCACCACGGCGAGCACCATTGCAGCCAAGGTAGCTCCCCTGGGCTTCGAGCGTCCTTTCACCGGAACAGCAACCAAGCAGGTTTACCGGTCCCCGAACACCAAGGGCAACAGGCCTTTCCTGCGGGTAGATAATGGTGTTGGCCAAGCAGGCTGGGGCATCAAGTCGGCCTTCGGGCGGGTATCCATGTCTGACACCATGATTGATATCGATACCCATGGCTCGAACGTGGCTCCCTTTGATCCTGTACTCCCGAATAAGAGCTACTGTTCCGGGGGCTGGTTCAAGTGGTATCACTCTGGTGTCGCCAACTACGACTTGCATACCCAACCAGATCCACCGGCTGGCCCAAGGTCCTGGTACATCATCGGCACCGACCGGATGTTCTATCTGATGTGTACCCGAGCCCATGTGGACTCCAGCATCCAACCGCTTGATGCCACCTTCAGGGACCACTCTACCTACGCCTTCGGGGAGTTCGACAGTTACAAGCAGGGGGACCCTTTCAATGCTCTGTTGCTAGCCCATGAAAACTATCTTGGCACCACAGGTACGGTGACTGACCCCAACGCTGGGTATTACTTCAGTCAGCCAAACGTAATGGCTCAAGGAGGTAATATCCCCCTGGGCGGCGGAGATATTTGGGGTGGTCAGATTTTGTTGAAGGACGTGAATGTCCTCAGTGGCCCTGTTAAGCCCCTGTTCTGCACCCTAGGGATTAACCAGGGTTCGAGTAACTACAGTGGCAACCCACAGGGCATAGGTACAGCGCTGTCCTTGCAATACCCTAACCCTGCTGATCAGGCTCTGGTGTTGCACCCGAGTTACATCTTGCAGAGCACGGACCTTGGTAAGACCCTGCGGGGAATCCTGCCCGGCTATGTGCCGATCCTGAACAAGATCCCACAGAACAACGGGACCACTTCACAGCCCTTCTCCAGTGGGCAGATCCTCCGTGATATCCCGAACTTTCCAGGCCAGGAGTTCATGATCGTGGTTAACTCCCAAGATAACGTGAGAGGGGTGACCTACAACTGCTTCTCCATTAGCGGGGACTGGTTCAAATGAAAATGATCCTGCCCCGGTTCGGGGTGGGGTATACCCCCGCAGCTTTGGATAGTGGTGTAAGCCCTTCGAATATCCCGTTTAACTCTACTGGGTACACTAATATCGGCCTTGATAAACCGAATTACGGTAATGCCTTTGCCCCCAGCACTGCCACAGAGCAAGTGCTGAGGATCTTTACAGGACCAAAACTTAGCCCTGCCAACTCTGTGTCCGGGGATACAAACCCAAACGCCTTGTTGGCTAGAAAAAATACAGTGTTGACCTTCCCCGACAGAGGGCTCCCAGAACAGCAGGCTAGTTGGTGGGATGTAGGGAATTACACCATCGGTGGAGCGCTATCAAGAACCATGCTGGACGTGGAGCTTGGGGACGCAACCCTGCCTGCCTATGGCAACTCGTTTGAGCGCGTGGCGGTATGGACTGGTGTTCCTCAGCCCAGTCTGTATGTACTGGAAGCTCAGATGTCGGCAGATGTCCGTAGCATCAGTAATCGTATGGTTGTGCCGTACACTGGGCTAGCTGACACCGGCAAGTACGGGGGCTTTGTCACCAAGGACTTCGTTCTGGACGGTGTGACCTACCAGCTGAAAACACACTGGTGGAGTTCCCGTGGGGCAGCCCTGGACGCCTTCACTCCTGCCGTGCAGTCCACCCTTACAGTCCTGGCTTACGAGGCGGCAAAGAACGTTGCAGGGGCTAACCCCTTTGCCGTGACTGTCTCCATTGATTCTTCTACTGGACAAAACCTGGAGGTAAGTACCTGCCGTGGTAACGTGGCGAATGGCTTCTTCCAGTATTTACAGATGGGTAAAGTGCCAATTGATACCGTGCAGAACTGGATCATCAATGACCTCGTTCTGTCGAATGACTTTGATGTAGATCCAAGGGCCCGGCCTCCTGTAAGCCAGATGGGACTAGGGCCTGTTTCCAATTACGGGTCCCCCAAGCCACTGGACTCGACTCTGTTCCGTTCACCTACTTTCCTGCCAGGGACTTTTGCGTTCAACGTCCAGCCCGTGAGGCCAATGCTCAGCCCGCTGATCCCAGTGATCTCCAACGGTGGTGCCGGACCCCGGGTGTTTGGCTACGGCAAGGGTGTAGTAGCGGGCCATGTGACGATCCTGGAGGTAGCGGCTGTGCGCCGAGTACGGTTGTTCGACAAGACCACTGGCACTCTACTGCGCCAGCAACTCAGTGGCATTGACGGCAGCTACAGGTTTGAGAACGTTGACGAGAACATGACGTTGTTCGTCCTGTCCGATGACAGTGCCCTGCTGTACAACGCGGTTGTAGCGGATGAGATTAAGGCGGTGGTGCCATGACGGTAGGATACTCAGATGCAATCAAGGCCTCGGTTTTGCAATTGATTGCAAGCGCTGTGGACAGTGGGGCAGGCCCTGGCCGGATGAGGATCTACGGTGGAACCCGGCCCATGCATACCGGGGACCCCACCACTGAGACGGCTATCGTGGTCCTGGTTTTCCTCAAGCCCTCGGCGGGCACCCCCGTAACCGGAGCTTTGCCCCTGCGGTTTGTGTCTCCGACCACGATTACCCACACGGGTGACCCGACCTGGGCCCGGCTGGAAGATGCCAATGGACTGGCCCATGCTGATCTGGACATTGGGATAAGTTTGCCGGGTAGTACAGCAGACCTTATCATTGACGTTGGCCGCTGGTATGAAGGTGGCGAGGTGACGACCAACTCAATTTCCCTGGTGATCTAGTGGCTGACAATTCCGAGCTGGACCCCACTGATGTCCAGCCGGAGGACCAGGGGCAAAACGTAGACCTGAACTTCAAGACTACCCTTGGGAGTCAGGACCCCAACGATATCAAGTTGAACTTCAGCTTCGATGTACCTGTGGAAGACATCACCGGACGGATCAAAGCGATCTTTCCGGGTATCCAGGGCTCTTTCTCAGTAGAGCGCCCACCAGCAAGAGCTTTCTCCGGGCAGATCCAGGCCCCGACCCTGCCTCGTGTGCAGCAGAAAGTCATCACCTACGACAACCGTGTCTACCGCCCTATTGGCCCTCTCTCCAGGGACCCGTGGGAGCAGGCTGTCAAGCTCAAGAAAGAGACCGAGCAGGTTCATGAAACCACAGTACCTCAGCAGGCTCCCAAGCAAGAGCCATGGGAAGAGACTGTGGGTATGGGCACCGCTACTACCGCTCCACATGCCCTGCTGGTGCCGCAGCCTGAGTTCACCGTACTGCCGTGGGAAGTCACGGATAAGTTGACCACGTTTGGTGGCTTCTCTATCCACTCGCTGGACCCGCGCAAGTACATTATTGACGCACTGTGGGAAGAGGCCGTAGGGCTTGGGGACTACGCCACCTCGTTCTTCCAGATCGGTGTGAAGATCAATCGAGAGCGTGGCTTACCATGGCAGGTGGCCCAGGCCATTGGCTTCCGCTCTGCCATGTCCTCCCAGGTTGGTGTGCCCCTTGGCCGTGGCCTGAAACTGCCGTGGGAAGAGGGTAGACGTCCACCTCCAGGCATGGAGTACATCCCCCCGATTGAGCCGCCGCATCCTCCGTTTGAGGGTGACACGGATCTCAACTTCGTCTGTAAGCTCCTGGCCTACAATGGGCTTAACGTACCGCTGAACTTCGGCAGCCTCTATTGCCCGGTATTGCCAGGGCACCCAGGCTTCATTATCCCAACAAGAAGGGTGTACTTCGTGTTGAACAACATCGTCTGTACCCGAGTTGACGACGGGACCCCGATTGAGCTGATGACCAGTGATATCTCGATTGATCGCCAGTCCTGGTGCTGGGGCTTCTCCGGCACTATTGCGGCCAAGGATTTCGATAAGGTTGAGCCGGGCTCTGACGGGCCAGTAGCCATCCAGATCGTGATCAACGGCTTCACGTTCCGGTTCCTGGTCGAAGACTACGGAGACAAGCAGACCTTCGGCACCCGTGATATCAGCATCTCAGGCCGGAGCCTGACGGCTTATCTCGACAGCCCGTACGCACCGACCCGCTCCCTGGTTCAGGTGAACGCTATCACCAGCCGTCAGATGGCTGAGGAAGAGCTGATCCGCGCTGGTTTGATCACCGGTTACTCTCTGGACTGGACCCTGATAGACGCCCTCGGCTGGCAGCTGCCGGATAACACATGGCAGTACCAGGACCAGACGCCTATCCAGGTGATCAAGTCGATTGCCAACGGTGTAGGCGGCTATGTGAACTCCCACCCCTGGGACAAGATCATCCAAGTGCGTTCCGCCTACCCAGCAACGCCATGGGAGTGGGACACCACTGACTCGGACATCATCCTGCCGCGAGACATCATCGTTTCCCAGTCGCTGACCTGGGGTGAGAAGCCCGACTACAACGGCGTGTACGTGTCCGGTGACAAGACCGGGGTTACCGCCTTCGGTAAGCGTGATGGCACTGCTGGAGACCTCCAGATGCCAATGGTGGTTGACGCCATGATCAGCGACGTAGCCGCCGCCAGGGAGCGCGTGAGAAGCGAGCTGTCCACTGCCGGTAAGCAGGCTACAGTGAGTATCGAGCTACCCCTGGCTGACTACACGGGGTTGTTCCTGCCAGGGCAATTGGTCACCGTGGATGAGACCACCAGTTCCACTCCAAACTGGAAGGGCTTGGTGCGCGGGGTGTCTATTGGCTCCCGCTGGTCGGATACTTTGGAGGTCACTCAGACCATTGAACTTGAGAGGCATTACTAATGGAGAATATCTGGAACAAATTCCTTGATCTGCTGCCGGATTCTCCGAAAGTAATTGGCGACGTCCTGACGGTCAGTAACGGTAACTACGTGGTCCAACTCCTAGGTGGCGGTACTATTAGAGCGACTGCCACCGAGGTATATAGCGAGAACCAGCGAGTATTTGTTGTTGATGGAAAGATCGACGGCAAGGCTCCAACGCTGACTCTCGAAAATATAATTGTGTAGTGGCTCGGAGGCATCATGACTCGTAAAATGGACAGTGCTGCAATCAATTGCAAAACGGATCGTCGCATGCCCAACAAAGCACCTAAGTCAGCAGTAAGACTCTTATTGGGCATCCAAATGTTCTGTTTTGGTGTCTTTGCCTCATATACCAGCTATGACCCCATCCAGTTTGGTAGCTGGTCCCTGGCTCGATACGAGAAGGCCTGGGATCTTGCCCTGCTGTTGTCCAGCCTTGGCGTACTTCTGCCTTGCCTGCTGGAGGTGTGGAGCTTCAAAAGGATTCATGTAAAAGGACCCCAGTACCAGCCTCACTTTTTGACAGTGATGTTGGTGAAGGCTCGCACACCCGGATACGCTTTTGCTGGCTGTGTGTGGTTGGCACTCTGGTACACCGGTCTGTTCGATGGGGTTATCACTTCAGTAGACTTTCTGGGGCCGGTGTACGTCGGGTTCGTATCATGGCTGTATTACCTGGATGCCAAGACCCAAAGGAGAGTGCATTGTGGGAATGAAAAAAGACGACCGTTCACAGCTTTCTATTAAGCTGACCATGATCGGCGCAACCCTACTGTACTCAATGTCGGTATGGGCGGCGGATGACATGTTGACGGCCTTTGAGATCCCTCTGGCCAAGTTTGGCTACGTGCTGCTCATGGCATTCTGGGGAGGGCTGGCCTCAGTCCTTCAACGATTTGCCAAAGAGGGATTCCCCACAGGTAAAACTGGAGTTGTAATCGCCTCCGACATGGTTAACGCCACCCTGGCCTCGATCATCGTGTTCCTGGTGTGTGAGACCTGGGCTGTGCGCCCGGCGCTGGAAGCAGTAGCGTGCTCTCTTGCAGGTTTTGGTGGCAGCCGCTTCATGACCGCTATCTACCTGCGCTTTGAAAAACGGGCCACGGATGCAGTGGGCCCACCCAACCCAAATGTCGGAGATCAGGGAAATGCCCAGTAATATGAAGTTGGGTCCAAAGGGCCTTGCGGTACTCCAGGAATACGAACAGGGCCCCAATGGGGGCTTTGCTCCTTCTGTGTACCAGGATGACACCGGCAACGGGACTATCGGCTGGGGCCACAAGGTCCTGGCTGGCGAAACCTTCCCAATTCCCATGAGCCGTATCCAGGCTGACGAGCTGCTGACGAAAGACGCTGAATCCAAGGTGCGTGATGCCAATGCGTTGCTGAACAAAGTCGGCATCACCCCGACCCAGGACCAGTTCGATGCACTGGTGTGCTTGATCTTCAACACCGGAGCTGGTATCCGTGATGGCAAGCGTGGCGATGTGGCCGACTCTGACATCATCATGTACTGGAAGCAGGGTGACCTGCGCCGGGCAGCTACGGCGTTCCTCGACTGGAACAAGGGCCGGGTCAAGGGGGTTCTGGTTCCCCTGGCTGGGCTCACCCGCCGCCGTACCACCGAAAGCTATCTGTTCTCAACTGGCGAGCTGAAATTCCGTTTCTAAGGAGTCCTGAATGGACGGCATCATCCTGTTCCTGAAGTCTACCTTTGGCCAGATCGTGGTCGGAGCTGTGGTTGTAGTGTTGGTGCTGTTCCTGGTCTTCAAGTGGGGCGAGATGGAGGGGACAGCCAAGTGGAAAGGGCAGTACGATTCCCTTGTTGATACCACCAAGAAGGACAAGGAACTCCAGAAGGATGCTTGGGACCGTGAGCTGAAGCGCCAAGCCGCCGAGAGCAAGGACATTCAGGATGGCCTGAGTAAGCAACTGCTGGAGGCCCAGAATCGGCAGCTTCCAGTGAAAGAAGTCATCAAAGAGGTCACGAAGTATGTTACTCAGAAAGCTGACGCTGCTTGTCCTGTCCCTGCTGGCTTTCAGTGGGTGTTCAACTCGTCCATTGGCCTGCCCACCGCCACCGGAATGGCCGCCAGTAAGCCCGGAGATGTTGACGCCCCGTCCGGCATTACGCTCTCTGGAATCTCTATCGTTACCAGCGAAAACAACCTCGAATGTAACGCCAGGGGTGAAGTGATTGCGGCGTGGCAACAATGGTACTTGAAATACCAGGGGATCTTTGCAAGAATGCAGCTTGTGGTTCCCCAACCATAGTTCCCCTGCTACACCCTTTGAATCCCGGTATCTCCGTCTTGAGGCCCGGGATTTTTTTCGCCTGAAGGAAACTATTGGACAAACCAGGTCAATTTGCTATCATACGGCTACCAGCAAAATCCAATGGAGTGTCACGGATGAAAGTATTGCTCGTCTCGAATGGTAGTTATGAAGTCGTTGAGGCTGTAACCCCCGCACACGCAGTATTCGCTGCACAAGCCCAGGCATTACGGGCTCTGAATCGCCCCATTCCAAAGTTCACAGCGTTCCCTGAGCGGTTGCAATCCACGAAAGTCCGGGTGGTTTTAAAAGAGCCCAATGGCGTGGTGTGCTTCCACTCCAACTTCGGCGGCATAAAGCTCCCCGTGGAGTTCCGCTACTTGGAAGACCTGGAGCCAGTACCGAAGACTTTGTTCAACCCTTACGCCACGACCGCCGATGACTTCAATGGCCCGGTTGTTTTGCAATTGATTGCAGAAGACGGTCAGGTGACCCCCTACGGCCAGATGCTGGCTTCTCTGTAAGAGGCATGAAATGTTAGAACTGGCATTAAAAGCCCAGATTCCCGTGGTTGGCGTGCATACCGATGACCCGGTTAACCGCATCCGGGTTTTGCAATCAATTGCAGACACGGTGTTCGAGTCCACACACAAGATGCTGAAGCTGGCAGCCAATGTGAAATCTCTGGGGCCCGGTGTCTACTGGACAGACGACGCGGATCTGGTGACCGAAGCTCTCTACCTGCTGTTTCGAAAGGAGGAACACACGCTGGTGGTGTTCAATCCTCCGCACGCTGGCTCTGACCTGATCATGGACTGCGGGGTGCTTTCCACGCCGAAGGAAATGGTCTACCAGTTGCTGGAAGACTTCGTGGAAGCCGGGCAAGCGCTGACCCTGTACCCAGTCCTGAAGGGTTTGAGCCTGAAGAAGTCCGACGAGGTGCTGCGGCTGACCCAGGCCAAGGGCGAGATGTCCTCGGTGGCGCTGCGCCGTACCCGCGCCCAGCTGGGGGAACAGGTTCAGGGCTTGATCCCGATTGAAACTGACTACGACTTCTACGACTTCCCAGAAAAGCTGACGAAGTGGTTGGAGCTGAACAAGAAATACTTCGTGAACCCCAACACGCCGCCCAAGCTGGTTCCCCGTGGCGTACTGCTGGATGGCCCTCCTGGCGTGGGCAAATCCATGTCGGCCAAGGCTATTGCCAAGTTCTTTGGCTGCCCGTTGTTCCGTCTGGACATCGCGTCTACGCTGAACAGATACATTGGTGAGTCCGAGGCTCGGGTGTCGAGAGCCCTGGCCTTGCTGGAGCGGGAATCTCCCTGCGTGTTGCTGCTGGACGAGATCGAGAAGGTCTTCAATGACAAGGATGACGGCGGGGTAACCCAGCGCATCATGAGCCAGCTGTTGTGGTGGCTGGCAGAGCACCAGGGCCGGATCATTACTGTCATGACTACTAACGCCGTGGCTGTCATCCCGTCTGAGCTGTATCGGGAAGGCCGCATTGATCTGGTGCTGAAGATCCCGCGCATGGGCTTCACGGATGGCCGCACCTTCGCTATGCGCGTGTACCAGACGCTGATGGGAAAGGCTCCAGCTGGATCGCACCTGATGGCTATCACTACAGCCTTGAAAACTGCCGGTGATGACTACAGCCATGCCGAGGTTTCAGAGCTGGTTTACACGCTGATTAAGCAGCACAACTGGCTTTAATCATTTGACAAACTACCCGTATTTGGTAAGATACGGGTAACAAAACAATGGAGTGGTCGCAATGTCTGATTTACCTGAAAATTCCCCGAAACAGCAGATCGAGAAAGAGATAAAGCTGGGCCTGCAATACGGCATGGGTCCTCTTGAGCTGATGAAAAAGATCGCGGGTCAGGCCGGTATTACCGCAGAGTCTGCGAAGGCCTACTTTGAAAACTTCAAGGCAGAAAACCCGGACTTCTTCAAGAACCTGAAGGCCCCAGTGACTCCAGGGGTGTTGCATATCCTGAAGTCACAGTTCAAGGCCGCTCTGGATGCAGGTGTTGGAAAGGAGTCCATGTTCAAACTGTTGGAAAAGAATTGTTTGGGCAAAGACCAAGTTGAATACGCTTACGACGATTGGTTACAGGGTGATGGACTGCCTCTCGCTAAAAAGGATAAAAAGGGGCTGGATCTGGTCCAGTTCGCTATATCCCAGTCTCTGACCAGTATGAATTCCTCACTCGACAAGCTGGTGACCCTCGTTCCTGGTTACCCCGAGCCCATCCCCAGCATGCTGATGGAGCAGAAGGTGGAGGGTGGATATGCCAGTGGTCCTATTGCAAATGGTGAGCAGCAGAAGGAAGAACACTCCTTCGACCTGAACCAGTTCATGCCCTCCCTATCGGTCAAGCAGACGGTAAAGAGCAGTGGCTCTGAAAACGTCTACACGGTCATCGCCCACAAAAACGGCAGCCGGATTGCCGTGTCGGTAACCCTGGCCCCGGAAGCTGGAAAGCTCTGTCTGTTTATCCGCTTCCTGGAAGTGCCTGATGGCGTCGGTAGTCAGTTCGAAAATCCCGGCCAAACTCGCCCGTATCTGGTCGAGGGCGAGAAGACTGACGTGTACATGCTGACCAAGTTCGTGATGCCCCTCTGTAGCGTCCGTGTGAGCGCCTGGGAGGTTCGGAGCCATCTTGAGGCCGGTGTCAAGGATCAGGTCATTGCGTTCATCTGGCGGCTTCTGGAGCAGTCGGGTTGTGCAATTGATTGCAAGACAGATCAGGAGATGATGTCTGATCTTTTCATCCGCCTTGACCAGCTGCCGGAAACCCCCGAGCTGTATTGGCAAAACCTGGACGAGAACTCGCCGGGCAAACTGTAAGTCAACCATCGGAGATACAAAATGAGTCAAGATAAACCGCATGTACAGGTCCCGACCCGTGGCAAGGCACCAGTCTTCGTCAACGGCCTGACCACCCACAACACCTATCTGGTCATCGGCGTGCGTAATGGCGAAGAAGACTACAACGCTGTAGGCGTGCGCCGGGTAGGCAGTGACGAGTACAAGCTGCACTTCTGGCCTAACGCCGCTACCTTCGGTATCAAGGACGGAGACCTGGGCCTGAACCTCTATGCGCGGGGTCAAAAGGGCGAGAGCAACGGCCCGTACCAGGGCGCTGTGTGCAACACCGAAACCCTCGGTGAACTGCTGGAAACCCTGGCGACTTTCGAGGGCACTTCGGTAGCTCCGAAAGACAAGGTTCAGGAAACTCTGGCCCAAGGCTTCTCGTCCAAGCGCCACTTCACGGCGTAATGCAATGCCAAAGGAGCCCGCTAACACAGGGGCTCCTTTTTCTTTCGGAGAAGAAACATGGATATCCTGCAATTCGACGAAGAGTATGGGGTGCTGGTAGACCAACAAGGCCTGCTTGTGCCCACCAGTAACATCGTAGCCCTGGCCAAGCAAATGAAGATCCATCTGAGCCATTCAGAGCTGGAACTGGAGGCCATCGCCCGCCGTACGTTGGAATCCCGCCATCCCCGCATGGTCAACCAGATCGACATGGAATACTTCAAATGACTGAAGAGCCAACTAACGAAGTTGTGGCCTTTCAAAGGTCATATGTTGATTTGTTGGATGGGGATGTGATGGCTGCGCTGATGCTGAGTCAGATTTTCTACTGGTATCAGCCAGCCAAAAACGGAGGGTCTAAACTCCGTGTACTGCGCCAGGGGAAGTGGTGGCTGGCCAAGTCTACAAAGGATTGGAATGCAGAGCTGGGGATGACGCTGAAACAGGCCCGTCGCTGCATGGACGTTTTAATCAGCAAGGGGATTATCGAAGCGGAGATCATGCGCTTTGACGGGAGCCCAACGCAGCATTGCAGGCTGGTTTGTGTGGAGGGAAAGAAGGTCCTGAATTGCCCTTCTGAAGTATTCCATTTGTCTTTTTGTAAACTTCCATTTGCCCCTGAGGGCAAAACTATAACAGAGACTACAACACAGACTACAACAGAGACTCTTTACGCAACTGAAGTTGCAGGGGATGGGGACATGAAACTCAATGACGTCATGGCGAAATTAGAAGCCAAAAAATCAGCCGTACCTACTGGCAAAGTAACAGCATCTGGTATGGCTATGCTGTGGAAAAGCCGCATGTCTCTGTTGAATGACGGGAACTACCAGAAGGAATTGACTTCCAAGGAGGTGGGTCAACTCAAGCACCTGATCAAGCCTCTGGGAGACCGTTGCTTTGAGGTGCTTGACTGGGCCCTCCAGAATTGGTCAGCGTTTGCCTGGGAAGTGAAAGCGAAGAAGGGGTTGACGACTGCACCTGAGCAGCCGGTGATTGGGTTCCTGGTCCAGTACCACGACGTCGCCGTGCAATTGATTGCAATCCCTGCCCCCGTTAAACCAGTCAAGGCGTCTGCACCTTTATTTGACAAACCCACTCTGGTAAAAGATACTTCATCTACGGAAAAAGTGGGTGCTGATGAGATTGCAGCAACCATGGCACTCCTAAACCAAATGAGTGGAAGCTGAAAGGTGTGTTGCCATGAACTCTATTCTTGATCCCGAGCATCACAAGCGCTTGTTGCTGGACCTGCCGGGTATCTGTCAGGTTGCCAACGTGCTGCCGATGTACGTTCACCACAGCATGAAGGACTACTGCACCCCAGCAGAAATTGACTGGGTGGTGAACTTCCGCGACTACCAAGCCCAGGGCACCGGACTTGTGCTCACTGGCACGGCCTCCCCCGAAGAACGCATGATGGCAATTGCTGGTGCCTTCCTGCGCAACTTCGTGGATGCTCGGGTCATGTCGCTGACTACCGTGTTGGACCTCAAGGATATGAAGGCCCTGCCGGACCCGACCGTAATGCTGATTCCAAACCTGTTTCTCCGTTCTGTCGGTAAGGCCCTCCCCGCGTGGAAGGTGCAGATCGTCTACGACATCCTGCTGCACCGCTTGACTTCCAATAAACCCACCGTGGTTTACGTCGAGGACATGGTTGCGCTGGCCGCTGAATATGGCCGGGTGTTCGCAGATCACTTGACCAAACACTACATCACGGTGGCTTAAATGATTTATAACCTGGGGCTTCGTGCCCTGCGCCGCATCGTGGAAGATCAAAAGGCTCTCGACTGGCACAAGCATAAAGTCAGCGAGAGCCTGTTTATCAGCGGGGAAGTGGAAGTGTTTACGTGGGTTAACGCCCACCTGACCAAGTTTCACCAGCTACCGCAACTGGAGACCCTGTGTTCACAGTTCCCCGAGGTCAAGGAGCTGGATACGCCGGAGCCCTTCGCGTATTACCTGGACCACCTGCAAGACCGCTATGCCTACCGGCTGATCAATAATTCAAACCTCGAAAGCCAGAAGATGCTGAAAGAGGACAAGAACGCGATCAAGCCTGCCGTGGCCCTGATGGAAAAGACCATTGGGCTGATCAAGGGTCAGGAGTACCGGACCAAGATCATGGACGTGGGCAAAGAGTCCGGTAAGTTGGTCCTGGCCCAGTACCACAACACGTTGCAGAACGATTTGCTGGCTGAGTTCGGATGGCCGTATTTGGACGAGATGACCGGGGGTGCACTGCCGGGGGACGTCATCAGCTACGTGGGCCGACCGGCAATGGGTAAGACATGGCTGATTCTGTTCTCCGCCCTGTTGAACTGGCGCAAGGGCCGTAGTGTCATGCTGACCTCCATGGAAATGAACATCCTCGCCATAGCCCAGCGCTTGACCGCCATGTACTCCAAGACTCCGATCAGCCAGCTGAAAATGGGCGGCTTTTCCAGCTCGACCTACAAGACGTTTGCTGGTGGCCTCCTTGAAATGGGCCAAGAAACGGGCAAGTTTTATGTCGTGGATGGCAACCTCGCAGCCAGCGCCGAAGACGTCTACCTCCTGGCAAGCCAGCTGGGTGTCAGCTCCGTGTACATCGACGGCGCCTATCTGCTGAAGCACTCCAACCCCCGACTCGACCGGTTCACCAGGGTGGCTGAGAACGTGGAGCTGATGAAGGGCGCTACCACGGAGCTTGAGATTCCGACCTTTGCCTCTTGGCAGCTGAACCGGGAAGCGGCCAAGGCCCAGAAGAAGACCGGGCAATCAGCCGGGCTGGAAGACATTGGCTACTCCGACGCCATAGGCCAGATCAGCTCTATCGTCCTGGCCCTGCTGCAAGAAGAGGGTGTCGAAACCCTGAACCAACGCTCAGTAGACGTGCTGAAAGGCCGTAGCGGCGAGATTGGGAAATTCGGTATCAACTGGGGATTCCAGACAATGGACTTCAATCAAGTTGGCACGGAAGGTAACCCAGACCAGAACTCTGGTTTGTTGAACTATATTTGACAAACCAAGTGCATTACCCTATCGTTCAAATTCCATAACTTATTCAAAGGGTGTACAAAATGGGCTTGAAAATTGGCAGTAAGTCCTCCCAGGAGACGAAGCCAGCGGCGAAAGCCAAACCGGTTGTGAAGCCTACGGCGAAGACCAAGGTGATCACCGAGACCCAGGCGCTGGTGGACGAGCTGGTTACGCTCTCCGATCAACTGGTCAAGCTGGAAGTGGATGCGATGACCAAGCGGGTGGCTGAACTGAAGTCGCGCTTGCAATCAATTGCAAACGAAACCCAGCACGACCAGGAAGTCACCATCGTGGGCACGGTCGGGCAAGTGGTGTTCAGCAAGTGCCGAGAGGAAACCAACATCGTGGACCGCGACTTGATGATCAAGAAGCTGACCCCCGAAGTCTTCGTCGCCGTGGGCAAGGTTGGTCTCACCGACATTCGCAAGTACCTCACTGATGGCGAGATCCAGACCTTCACCGAAAAGGTTTACGGGTCCCGGTCACTGAAGGTCGCTGAACTGTTCTAAACCGATCACCGAAGGGCTCCCAAGGGGGCCTTTCTTTATGGGAGAAAAGAAATGACTCTGACAGAACACTGCTGGTGGGCTGGTAAGCAAGACCCAGAACACGTCGTCTTTGCAGGCTATGAGCCCTGCGAGGAAATCCGCGCCCTGTGGGAAGGCCGGGTAGCAATCATCGAATGTTCGGAGACCCCGATCTTTGACGGCCAGCCTTCGATCACCGATGGTGCTATCGGGATGTTCCCTACCGGCCTGTGGGTGGCCGTTCCGAAAGCCAGCGAAATGTTCGACCATACTCCGAACCCTGAGTTGATCCGCTCTGAAGGCAAGATGCTGGTTGACCGTAGCCTTTTCGAGAAGATCGTTCTGGGCTCCAAGACTCAACCGGTGCCGGAGTCCAAGTAATGACCCCCAAGCAGGCAGCGGCAATGTTGAATGCTCTCGGGTCTGAGGCTCACGCTGACGACCACGACGAGTGGATTACCGCGAAATGCCCGTTGGCCCCCTGGACCCATAAAAAGGGGACTGACAATAACCCCAGCTTCGCTATCCACTTGCCGCCAGGGGAGGCTCCGTACTTCAACTGCTTCTCCTGCTGCGGTGGCTCTCTTGACGAGCTGGTGGGCACCCTGGAGATGTACCGGCAGAAAGGGACCACCAAGGGTCTCCATTACGACCTGAAGACCGCCAGGGAGATTCTGATGAACTCCGAGGTGGATCTGATCGCCCTGCCGGAGTACACGGAGTTCTCGACTCACCACACCCACCAGTTCGAAGAATGGCCCCAGCACTACATCAACAGCTTCATGCCGTGGAAGTATTGCAAGCCTGCCTTCGAGTACCTGAAAAGCCGGGGTGTCACCAGTGATCAGGCTGAGCGATTCGACCTGCGCTATGACACCAGTAAAGAAATGATCGTGGCGCCGTACGCCAACGTGTATGGCAAGCTGGCCGGGGCCCGAGGGCGTGCAGTAGTTGGCGGCAAGGGGCATGCTGGGCACTTTGACTACACCTGGAACAACCGCAACAACGCGGCCCTGGTCTGGTACAACGAGAAAGTGTTGAATCACGGGGACACCGTGGTTGTGGTGGAAGGCCAGTTCGACGTCTTTGCCGTGGACAAGGTGTATCCCACAGTGGTAGGTAACCTGACTGCCAAGCCGACTCCAGCCAAAATGAAAAAGCTGGCCCAGGCGCCTCATGTGATTTTGATGAATGACAACGATGTAGCCGGGCAGGCGGCGAACAAAAGGTATGTTGAGTACCTGGAGCACGCCGGTACGCCTTGGACCATCATCAGCTACCCGGAAGAGTTCGATTACAAGGGGGAGCTGGTGAAAATGGACCCGGATAAAATGGGCCCAGACTGGATACGAGAACAGCTGAAAGATCTCGTAGACCTTTGACAAACCGCTGTAACTGGTACACAATCAACTTGCTCTCAGTGGAGAGGGCTGTCGCTCCTAAAGACCGGAGCTTATTAGAGGAAGTAGTAAAATGGCACTTAAGTGGATGAAGAAAGGCGAAGACTCTGTAGCCCTGGCAAAACAGGAAGAGTTGGCTGCTGAGAAGCGCAAGGAAGAACAGGGCAAGATGTTCCGCTTCTGGATCAAGGAAGGCGAAGATGCCCGCATCACGTTTGTAGACGGTGAACTCTCCGCTGAAGGTTTCCTGATGCCGCCGCGCTACTACGAGCACAACCTGTTCCTGAACGGCTCTTGGGGCAACATCTTTGTCTGCCCGGAAAAGACCAACCCCGAGTCCGGCGACAAATGTCCTATCTGTGCCGGTGGTGACCGCCCAGCCCTGGTGGCTTTGTTTACCATCATCGACCACCGCGAATTCAAGGGTAAGAACGATGTCTTGCATCGCGACACCCCTAAACTCCTGGTGGCCAAGTCCGCTACTTTCGAGCTGCTGAACAAGATCGCGCTGAAGCGTGGCGGTCTGGCCGGTTGCTCCTTCGACGTGTCCCGCATGGGCGACAAGGCTGCATCGGTCGGCTCCATGTTCGACTTCATTGAGAAGCATGAGGACCTGGACGCGCTGAAGAAAGAATTCGTTCGCAAGGTCAAAGACGACAAGGGCAAGGAAACTGGCGAGATTGTCACTGTTTTCAAACCTGCTGACTACGAGACCGAAATCGTGTACCGCACCGCTGACGAGCTGCTGAGCATGGGCTTCGGCAAGGGTGGCCTCGGTGGCGCTCCGAAGGGGAATACCCAGTCCTCGACGCAGCCAACCACCGGTGAGAAAGCCGACTACTCCAACCAGCTCTAAGGAGAAAAGCCCCACCTAAGACGTGGGGCGACTTTCATGGCCTACCTAATTCAACAGCAACCCCTCAGAACTGATGGCATGGCCGTCTTCCCCTGGACTCCAGAGCTGGAAGCCAAGTGCAAGTTCATCACCAAGTTTGGCGATGAAGTGAATATGTCAGTTCGGGTAGGCAATACCATCCGAATCCCCCGCCAGCTGGCTCCAGTTGGGATCGAAGATTGGCGAGTGCAGAAGACGCCGTTTGCAATCAATTGCAAAGTCGGTGCAAAGACTTTGGAACAGGCCCAGCTGATTGCTGAGTCTTATGAGCTGCAAAAGAAGGGTATTAACCACACTTTGGAAGCCCCGACAGGCTTCGGCAAGACCTACTGCGGGTGCGCCATCATGGCCCGGCTGGGTCAGCCCACTCTGATCGTGGTCCCGAAAGAAGATCTGATCCATGAGTGGCGCAAGACCCTGATCAACCTGATCGGCATTGACCCACAGGATATCGGGACCATTCAACAGGACGTGTGTGACTACAAGGGCAAGAAGTTTGTCATTGGCATGGTCCACTCCCTGGTGATCCCAGACCGATACCCGCCAGAGGTGTATTCGTACTTCGGCGCCATGATAGTGGATGAGGCCCACCGTATGGGTGCTGACACCTTCGTGGTGATTTGCCATAAGGTCCCGGCTCTGTACCGTCTGGCCCTGTCCGCAACCTGCAACCGCTCTGATGGCAAGTGGCGTTTGATCGAAGCCCATATTGGCCGGGTGATGGTAGTAGGCGTGACAGTACCCATGAGCCCTAAGGTGCTGATCAAGAAGTCCGGGTGGAAGATTCCGAAGGTCAAGCGCTTCAAGAACGGCGTGTATGTCACTGAGCCCATCCCGCATAGCGCTGGCCGGTTGATGGGGGTCTACAAGGCCATGGCTAACGACATTCAGCGCAACCATTTGCTGCTGGAGTTCATCTTCCAGGCCTACGCTGCCGGGCGTGTGATCGTTGTGATGTCAGACCTGATTGAGCATCTGACTGTCATGTACGCCCTCTGCTTGAAGAAAGTCCCGGCAGCCGAAATGGGCTACTACATCGGCAAGAGTTCCGAGACTGACAAGAAGGCCGCGAAAGAGACCAAGCGCGTTATCTTCGCGACCTACAAAATGTGCGCCGAAGGCACCGACGCCCCGCGCTGGGACACCCTGGTGTATCTGTCACCCCGGGCCGATGTGAAGCAGGCATGTGGCCGGGTGATGCGTACCATGGAAGGCAAGAAGACACCGGTCATCTTTGACTTGGTAGACGATTCCGGCTTGTTGGAAGGCTATGCCTCCAGCCGCCAAAAACAGTATTTTGAAATTTCCGCTGAACAGGTAAAGGTTTAAGACATGAGCGACGAACAAGAAACGACGGCTTATGCCCGCTGGTATGCAAAGAACAAGCAGACCTACAGTGAAAAGCGTAAAGAGCGCTACAAGAATGACCCTGCGTATCGCCAAGCCTGCCTGGAGCGTAAAGCTCAGCAGACTGCGAAGAATAAAGCCGCGCTGCCCGCACACTACACCCAGAACTTTACTGAGGCGTCACAGGCCCTCGGCGTGTCGTTGTACACCCTGCGCAGCTGGTGGGAGGCTGATTACTTCCCGGAACCTCTGAAGCATCCACTGGGGCGCTTCTTCACGGACAATCAGGTGTCGCTGCTGAACACTCTGGTCAACTTTTTCGAACACAACCCAAAGCCGCTGTCTCCAGACCAGGAGAAGGCGCTGCAAAGCACGGCTGACATGATCCGGGCTAACTGGATTCAGGAGTAACGTCATGGGCTTGAAGATCATTGGTAAGGACCCGGCCAAGGCCGGAGCTGACTACAGCGAGCATCTAGCGCCGGGTACACCCAAGGGCAAGGCCGTGGCTACTACCGCGACTGTAGAAGCCGTCAAGACTGTACTGAAGGGCCAGAACAAGGGGGAGACCACCCTGATTGACCAGTCCCTGGTACTGAGCCCCGGCGTCCTGATCCCGGCAGACCAGATGGCGATCATCAACGTAGGCGGTGGCCAGACTATCAGCACTGGCAATTACGAAAATGTAAAATTCAACGTCAACATTTCCCTGCCCAGTCATGTGAACGATATCGAAGAAACGTATGAATACGCCTCTGACTGGGTGTCCGCAAAAATGACTGAAATCGTTGCAAGTCTGAAGGGGTAGTAGATTTATGGGGCTCAAGATTGGGGACAAGACACAGAAGGCCGGGGAGCCCGTGCAATTGATTGCAAAACCAGAAGCGAAAACGCCGGAAGTAAAAGTTGGCGTAACTCCCTCGAAAGCCAGTGAAATCAATCAGATCCTGGCAGGTATCAAGAAATCCAAGGGCGAGCAGATGGTCGTCACTGGCAACACTATTCCCCAGGTAGAGCGACTGGCTACCGGGGTGTTCGAATTTGACTTGGCTACCGGGGGTGGTTTCCCTAAGAGCCGCTACAGCATCGTCTATGGCCCTGAGTCCAGTGGCAAGACCAACATCTGCTATTGCGCAGCCGCCCAGGCCCAGCGCCAGCCCGCACCCTGCAACGTAGTTGTGTGGGTAGACCTGGAAGGCACGTTCGATCCTCACTGGGCAGCATTCTTCGGTGTCGATGTTGATAAGCTCCTTGTGGTGAAACCGGGTTATGGTGAAGAAGCCGCCGACATGATCGACGCCTTAATCCATGCCGAGGAAGTAGCCCTACTGGTTGTTGACTCGCTGGCTTGTGTGATTGCAGCCAAGGAAATCGAGCAGTCA